TTTGTTAAGTTTTTTTCTTAATTCAGGAATCATGTCTTCAATATCAAGATATTTCTTTTTATTATCCTTTTCTTTTTCTTCACCCTCTTTTACACAATTAGGTACCATCTTACCATTTTTCTTTTTCCCACCGACTTCTTTATATCCTTTCCAACAAGCCTCTTCCATCTCTTTTTTAGTTGTTGAGAATAATGGAGCGGAAAATCCGCCAGCAGAACCTGAACCCGTTGATTCATCAGTTTCAGTTTTTTTATTTTTTCCTTGACAATGAGCTTTTTGTGAGAAACCTTTAGGATTTTTACAATCTATACTGTCTTTATATTTTTTTGACCATTTCTCATCAATTTCATTTTCTTCACCTAATGAATTTTTAAAATCGTTAACCGCCATCATTCCTTCAATACCTTTACTATATACTCCGGCTTTACTCATTTCATCATCAACTTTATTTAATAAGTCGGCTGCCATACTTTCTTTAGTTTTCATAATTATTCTATTTTGTTATAATAAGATAAGTTGATGCAAGAATTCCTGCGAAAGTACCAACTTTCCATAAGAAAGTTTTTGTTCTTTGTCCTTTTAATTCTTTATGTAAACTATTAGTTAATTCTTCAGAAACTTTTAATTGTTCGTCCTTTTTACCTAACATAAAGTTATTGTTCTTATCTTTTTCTTCAAGAAGAATTATGTGAGAATCTTTTTCTTTTTCCCTTTCTTCAGTTTTAATAAGTTTTTCTTTAGTTAATTTTAACTCAACCTCACACCCATCACCTTTTAGAATATCCTTTATCGCTAATTTAGCAACCGGAACTTTTAATCTAACTTTTGTAGTGTCACTACTAATTGTTGGTTTTGTTGTATCTGTTTGTGAAAAACTGCTCAAGCTCGTTAGCAGTAAGAGTGTCAACACTATTAACTTTCTCATCTGTTTGTTTTTTAATTATTGTTATGTTATTATCTATGTGATGAATTTCTTTTGTAATTTTAACCACATTACCTTTTACTGAATCAATCTTAATATCAATTCCCTCATTAACCGCTTTAGCCGAATCAATCTCAGTTTGAATTGATTCTATCTTTTCTTTATATGATTTAACATCTGTTTTGATTCCATTGGTTGTAAATATGTTCCAAGCCGCCAATACAATAACGATGATTAATAATATATTTTGTTTGTTGTTTGTTACAATATCTTTCATTACTCTTCAGTATTACTTGTTTGTTTTCTTGACGCTAAAACTTTTGCCCATTTTGATTTAAATTTTTCATAGAAAACTTTTAATTTATTAATCATTTCTAAAAACTCATCATCAGTTTTTAACATCTCACCGTTTATGTAAACACCATTTTCTTCACCAATTGTAAAAAAGAAATCTAAATCAAAATCAATAATTCTACCTGACCACTCCACATTATTTGGATATACGTTTAATTTATTGAAATCTACTAAATCTGAAACTTGTTCAACAAATTCATTCATTGTTTCTTGGAAAGCGATTTTTTCATCTGTAGTTAAATCTAAATCATTATTATCTTTACCGTGTAATACAATAATACCTCCAACAACTCGATATCCTTGTGATTTATCTTCTTGATTATTTGTGTCGTCTTCAATCTTATCCTCAACGTCTTTTGCAACGTTTAGTTTTGAAATAACATCATTATCAGACAAACCTACTTGTTCGTTAATAATACCGTGTTTTTGTCGAATACGATTAATATCCTCATTAATTGTACTATTTGATAACATCTTTCTAGATGCCTCAACTAATCTTTTTATTTCATCATGTGAATTGCTCATGCTCTATTTTTTTTAAAAATTCTTCAAAATTAAATGCCGGGCTAACATCTGTATAATCAGTGTCAAAGTTACTTTTACTAACTATCCCGTCATATTTTTCTATACCATTTATTTTTGTATTATGCCCAATTACTTGGTTTTTAATTTTTATTTCTTTTAGTAACTTACTACACAAAATAGAAGTGTTTTCAACTTGAATGGATGTGTAAGGTTGCCAAAAATAATAATCTCTCCATTTTTTTTCAAACACATTACCTTTATAAATATCACCAATCCAGTTAACGTAATGATTACTTAGCGGTTCTTTTTCTAACCACCCTAAATTTTCCAAACAAACGATGATAGAATTTCTATTTATGTTTGCTGAAGTAAAATAATTTGAATGCTCATTATTACCTAATAATTGAAGTATTTGTCCATCTCGAGTAACGATGTAATTAGGTATTCGTTTAAATTTACCATTAAATCTGAGTTTTAATGATTGTAAATAATCCCCAACACTTCTTGAAGAGTGTGTGAGGATTATTTGATTTTTTTTCTTTTGTTTCCCACATGGTTTAAAACCATCTATTATGTCTATCATAACCCATAACTTTCAAGTTTATTTAATTATGTTAGGTATTTTTTACATAACTTAATCTAACAAGACCATCATTAGTTGTTGTTGTAGTTGTCGAATCCGCGTAATTAACATTCATTGGTTGTTGATTGGTTACTATAATTTCTTTAACAACCTCAACGGGTACTTCAACAATCTTCTCAACCTCAACTATTTTTTCAACTTCCTTAATTACTTCTACCGGAACTTCAATTTCTTTGATTACCTCAACTATTTTTTCAACTTCCTTTATAACTTCTACCGGGACTTCAACAATTTTTTCAACTTCCTTAATGACTTCAACCTCAATGGTTTTAATTTCGTCGTCACTTTCTTTGGTTAATTCGTCATATTTTACAAAAAAGTGTAATGATGTCAATGAAATGATTGGAAGTAACCCTCCACCTAAAAACGCTAACCATCTTTTTTGAGATACAACGTCATTGATATCAGAACCTAACATTTCCCAAACAGGTGAAGTTAGTTCAACCCAAGATTTAAATAAATCCCCGTTAACATCAATTTCTTTAAATGAAAAGAAGATATTACCAATCATTTGTATAAAGGTTACTAATCCGAACATAAACCATACACCACCTTTAATTCTGTTTGTTGCAGCAACCAATGCGGTCATAGCACCAACTTCAATAGCTATTGATAAGTATATAGCCCAACTAATTGGATTTGTTAAATCATACCAAGACACAACGTGAGATATTGAGATACCCGCAACTAAAAGTATCGGGATTAAGAACATTGCTCTTACCGGATGTTCTTTAACCCAACTTATTATTGACTTAATCATTTGTGATTTTAGTTATCTCTTTATCAATCTCTGATTGTCTGTTAACATCCATAATTTTTCTATCCGTCGCTTGAATCATTCTTTTTTCAGATTTTAATCCTTCAATTTTGATTTCTTTAGTTATTTTAACTTCTAAAGTATCAACTTTTTTTGTCACTTTATCTACTCTACCATTAGTGGTACAAGTTTTAAAGAACACGATAATAATTAAGAAAAACATAATTCTGTTTCCCCATACATCAATAAAATTTAATATTGCTTTCATAATTTTTGTATTAGTTTTATCATAAAAGTAAAAAACCTTCTATTATAATAAATAGAAGGTTCTAACATTTTTACATATAATCAAACAATACCGAGCAGTCATTCCTTAATTTTCTTAAGGCCTTTTCCTTTATTTGTCTAACCCGTTCTTTAGTCAGATTAAAATCACCACCAATATCTTCGAGGGTTCTCTGTGTTCCGGTTAACCCGAAATAGTCCTCAACAATAACTTTTTCACGTTCATCTAAAACATTTAATAAAGAGATTAATTTTGCTTTTAATAAATCTTTACCATTAAATGCTTCATCAGGCATATCAGCACCTTCATTTTTAATAATATCAACAAGAGTATCACCATCTTCATTGATATTCATATCTAAATCAATCATTGAAGGTAGATTTTGGAACTTATCATCTAACTTACCACCATTAGATTCAATTTCTTTTTTAGCTCTATGTAAATCCTGTACCACATTAACTGGTAGTCGGATTGTACGGGCGTTGTCATTCAACGATTGGAGGATTGATTGTTTAACCCACCACACCGCATAGGAAATAAAACGTAAATTCTTGGACCAATCAAAATTGTTGATGGCTTTCATTAAACCTAAATTACCTTCGGCAATTAAATCAGGGAAATCCAATCCTTGATTTTGATATTGTTTTGCCACCGTAATAACAAAACGTAAATTACCTTCTAATAATTCTTTATTAATCGCCTTAATCTCATTCTCTGTTAGAGTACCCGAGGTAATCAATTTAGATAACTCACGTTCTCTTTCAGGGGTCATCACTTTAATCTTACGAATATCTTTTAGATATAATTGAATCTCTTCTTGATTAATTGGAATACCGGAATTTTTTTCTTTCATATTAATTTGAGTATTTGTTTAAATATATTAATTCTTTTTCAGTTAGTGAATTTAATCCTTTTTCTTTAATCTTTTCTAATAATTCATCTAAAGATGGACTACGTTGTTTGTTTTTAATTTCATCAATGTCAGACCATTCATCTTCATCATATTCAAAATCAAAATTTTCAATGTTTAAATTAAAAGTATCTCGGATTTTGTCTTGTATCATTTTTCGCACCTCAAATTCATTTGGTTCTGAATTGTTAGATTTTCCTGACATAAAGTCACTAATACCATCATTAAAAAGATGTTTAGATATTTTTTCAGGTAATCCATATGACAATTTGTCAGATGTGTAAGGTAATAAAACATACATAATATCGCCAACACCTAAAACCATATCAACATAATCTTTTACATCCTCATAGGAATCTAATGTTGAGATTGTGAACACAGATGACTCCGGTCCGAAATAAAAGTTAAGATTGGGTGTGTCGGAAATAACACATAATTCTTCCGCGATTTGTTCTGTAAATTCTTTTGGGTTGTCATTTTTTGCAAAGACAAATAAAATGTATTTGGTTAAACCATCCATACGTTATACGTTTAAATTTAAATTATGTTACAAAAGTACTAAACTCTTTTGGAATAACCAACTATTTGGTAAAAATCTTTTTTCCCTTCACAATATTCTTTAACCATTTCAAGTAACCCTTTGAACATAAACGCCCCGGTTGTTTGTTTTTCACAAATTGAAAATAACTCAATAAATGCCGTCAAAGTAGAAATACTGTAGTACCCACAACCATTTAACTCATTATACCTTAAATCCATAACATAATTATGTCTTAATTCATAAGTATCTCTTTCTTCAACACAATTAAATGGTTCAGAGTTTTCATAAATCAAAATCAAATTATTAACATAAGATAATAATAATTCTTTATTGTGTTCAGCCTTAACCAATAAATCAACAATCCAATGTGTATGTGATGGAGTTCTCAATCTTTTACCCTCTTCCTTATATTTCACAATAAAGTCAAGTTCCGGATTCTCACCCCTTACACCCTGATAGATAGCTATGGAGGTTCTATCGTCAGTAGTCCAATAAAGGAGAGGAGAATGAACCTCCCCCTTTCTTTTATAGTTTAATTGTTTCATTTTTAATTATCTAAATTTGTAAATGGTAAACTAGATAAAACTGAAGGAGTAATTGAAACTTTATTATTTGAACACATATTATTTTCTTTCATAATATTTCTAAACTCATTTGAGTTTAAAAAATTCACCGCGTTATCTAAATTTATATCAATATTATCTTTTAAAAATAAACCTATAATACCACCACCAAAAAATTCATTAACATTTCCTACCCAAAAAATATGAGTATCTCTAGTTTTCATAATACCATAAATTCTTTTTTTATTCGATTTCATTAAATTAAAATTACGGAGAGCACCATATTTCCACCAATTTTTTTCAGTAAAATTACTAATTTTTCTTTTAATTAATTTTTCTTTATGAGGTGTAAGATAATTTTTTACTTCTTCAGATAATTCACCAAAAACATCATAATTATCCACAAAAAGATAATTAGAAACTTCCTTATTTGTACCAATGATTTGAATTATTGAATTATCCGGTAAATCAATATTATTATTTAGTTTAAATATTTTTTCCGCTCCGGTAACTAAACCAACTTTAACATCAAAAAAATCAGAAATTGTATTTCCTGTTCGGATTTCATTACAAAAAGAAATAGTATTATTATATACTACTTTTTTATTTACAAATTTATCTAAACTATAATCATCCAATGTTTCATAATATTTAAAATCACCACTATAATTTTTAACATACCTAAAAATACATAAGGCAGGTACATCAGCATCATCAAATAATTTTTCTTCACCGCAATCAATGAAATGTGAAAAATTACCATTGTCTTTTAAAAATTCTCTCACAAATTTAGAACTCACATTATATAACCATTCTTTCGGAACAATAAATATTAACTCCCCTCCATCAGATAATAAATTAACACAATACTTAATAAAAAAATAATATAAATTTCCATTACCAGGAATTTTTTCCGGTAACAAATCAATAGTGTCTTGTTCAACATTTTTTAGTTTAACAAAAGGTGGGTTACCAACGATTGAATCAAATGTTCCACAAGTTTTTATAAAATTAAAAAAATTATCAACACTTATTTCAGATTTACATACTTTAGAATTAACCTTATCAACATCTAACTCCACTGATAAGACATTTCTATTTAATTTTTTTTCAATCTCTAAAACAATATGACCCTCACCCGCAGATGGTTCCAATACACTACCATCATTTTTTATTAAACTAATTAACACATTTAAAACTCTATTTTTTGTTGTGAAAAATTGTCCCCTACTTTTTTTTAAATTATTAACCATTAATTAAATTTTCCCACTCTTTAGCAGGATTTAAAATTCGTTTATTTATATATTCAATAAATAGATTATGAACTAAATTAAATTTTTCTTCGTTAGTTCTTTCAATTAATGAAATTGTTGGTATTTTAGTTTGTATTCCATTAGACGGATTAACTATTATACAATCTAAAGGTAATTGAGTTAAAGAACAAATTAAAAATTTTTTTGTTTGTTTATTAAAAAAAACAATTTGATAATCACTAACTAATTTAATCTCATTTTTATTTTTTTTATCCTTATACGATTTAGATATCAATTTATTAGTTGTACCGTCTAAATTTAACATCTTAGCTAATTTAGTAAAACAAATTGTATTCGTGAAATTACCCGGCTCTACACATTTTAAATCTTCACCATTTGAAATATATAAATCATTTTCTTCCCTATTGCGTGTTTTTATTTTAGTAAGTTTTAATCTTTCATTAATTTTTTTACAAATCTCTTCTTCACTATCTTGAGAATTCCTCCTACCATCATCACTAACTATCAAAATATCCCAATCATTATATTGATTTAAAATATTTTCAACTTCTTTATAATTCATATTATTATTTTTTTAAAAAAATAGACAAAAAAATAATACCTATCAACTGTTGATAGGTATTATTTTTATTGAGAAACATAACTTATATTCTCTTCTTTTCTAATTCTTACTACATTATCCGACCAATTCGTCACTAGTGGATTATGTGTAATTACAAATATCTTCTCAAAGTATTCTTTAATCTTGGTGAAGAACTCTGATACCATCTCCAAATTATCGTTTGATATCTTTCCAAAAACCTCATCAAAGACAACAACATTTGCTCTTGGTAATGAACATATCTTACTTAATACCGCTCTTAACGCTAGTGATGCAATTGTTCTTTCATATCCTGAACCGGAAGACATTGGTTTCTCAACTTGGGTATTGTTATCAATCATAAGGAAGTCAACCTCATTCTTGTCATTAATTTTAACCTCTAATCTGAAGTGACAACTATCTTCTAACAATCGTTGAAGTTCACTATTAATAAGTGGCATCATTGTTTTCATTATAAGTTTAGTCACCCCATTCTTACCGAATATCTCCAAATAGATTTTGTATATTCTTTCTCTTTCAGCCTCTTCCGCTATTTTTCTAATTGTTTCCAAATTAGAACTAATTTTATCGGTTAGAGTTTTAATGGTGAACTTATTGTTTGAGATACTAGTTTCAATAGTTTTCTTCTCACCCTCAAGTTCATCAATTCTGATTCCCGCTTTAATTAATAACCCGTCAGTCTTATTGTTTTCCACAATCTTATCCTGAACTTCAGAATATCTTTCCAATTTGGTTTTCAATGAATCAATCATCAATTGGAAACGTTCAACACTTAATTCATATTTCTCTTTGATAAGTTTGTTTTTTTCATACTCATCAAACTCTTTTTTAAGATTAACAAAACCTTCTTCTTTGTTGGTTAATTCACTCATTAACCCCTCTAATTCGTCTTTATGAGTGATAAATCCGGCAAGTTCACCAATTTTTGCGTTGGTTATAGCCGCGTTCATCAGTTCAATACCACAATGTTCACATTTGATTCCACCATCAACAGAACTCTTAAGTTCTTCGATGCTTTTAATCTTTGCATTGTTCTCCGCTTGTTTGGTAATCAAGTCCTTAATCTCTTGTTTTACCTCATCGTGTTTGTCCTCGTGGTAAAATTCAGATGGTTCAATAACCTTAACCCCATCTCTATCGGAAATGGCTTTACCCTTTTGTAAATCCAATCCATTAATCTCCTCTTGAACTTTGTCCGGAGACACTAGTGTTAGTTCCTTATCAATGTTGTGTTTGGATTTTAATAATCCATCACGATACTCCTGACCCTTAACAATTCTACCTTTAACGTCTTCCAATTGAGTATCTAACGTAAGATTAGTTTCCGTTAGGGTATCAATGGTTTCTTGATTAGTTTGGTTGTCAGTTTTAAGTTGTTCCGAGTTATAGATGTTCGATAACATCCCTTTTGAGAAGTCACTATAAATTTCTTTGGCGGCTTCTTCCTTACGTTTAAGAAAATCTAACCCCATAAACCTTGAAAGAACTTGACCCCTCGCCGTAGGTTTGGCATCAATTAGTTCCTCCAAGTTGGTGGCAGTTGTTAGAATGGTCATTAAGAAGTCCTCTTTGGTTCCGATAGACGTTTTGATAAACGCCTCGGTCTCTCTTCGTTGTTCTCCGGTGAAGTTTTGTAAACTACCATCAGACAATCTTTTATAAAAGTCCAACTCGGTTTTAACGTTCCATTCATTTTTCTTTGATAACTTTCTCTCAATATTTCTCAATATGATGTACTCCTCACCATCGATTGTTATCTCACCTTTTACGGCAACTTTGTTTCTTTCTGTAAACCTGTTAAATATTTCCTCCGCTTTGGATGTCTTGGTTGTCTCATTAAAGAATAAGAACATCAATAAATCCACAGTCAAAACTGTCTTACCCCCAAAGTTAGGCGGGTTTGATTCCACAACCGTAATCCCATCACACTTCTCAAAATCTATCTTCTGATTCTCACCATAGGATAAAAAGTTTGAGAACTCAATGTTCTTAATATACCATCTCTTAAATGGAGCCGCATCAGTTTGAGTTTGTAACAATTTATTATCCACAATACTATTAAGTTGGTAGATATCATCGTAGTGTTCCATATTCCCTTTTGACTCCAAGAATGAACGAACTAATTCTAATTGATAGTTCTCATCCAAGATGTTAAAGGATATGTCTACGGTATGTGTGGTGTCGTCAGCAACCTTTGTCTTTGTAATAACATTAACATTGGTTGTGTTGTACTTCTTTTGAAAGTAATGACGAACACTTTTTATTTTTTCTTGTGTAAAGTTTTCAGCATAGTCCTCCCATACAATCTGTAGGTAAGGATTATCAAAACTTGTGATATCTAAATCTTTTATCATTATTGTGTAATTAAATTCTATGGGGGGATTGAATAAATCCATTGGTTGAATGTCTAAAAAATGTCTAACGAATGTCTAAACAGTTTCAGGTGTTACAACTTCAGCATCTGTTACGTTAATGTCAGTTGTTTCACCAACAATTACATCACCACTAACAACTTCAGTATTTAAATCCACCATTTCACCATTTTCATTTTGGTATTGAGCTTTCATTTCTTCCATTTGTTTTTCAAACATTTCTTGATACTCGGCTTGAGCTCTTTTTCTTAATCCTCTAAGCGCATTGTTTCTTGTTGCAACTCTTAATTTGTGTGCCTTTGCACCACCACGTAATTTTGACTTTGGCATAATTGTATTTATTTAATTGTTATTTATTTCGTTATTCATTTGTTCTCGTATTTCTTCTAACGTTATTCCCGGTTCATTATCAATTCGTTCCTTAACCTCACTAGTCAGTCTATCAATAATGTCTTGACCTAAATTTTTATCTCTATCTGATGTTGGCATACCATTAACATTTGTTTCATCTTCATCGTCCTCATTTTTATAATAATCTAACCAATCCGGTCTTTCTTGAACTTTAACACTCTCAACCTTCTCAATCATTTTTTGAACTTCAGTTTTAGAACCTATTAACATTTTAGACATCTGAACTTTTTTTTCAATATTTCTAAATCTATTGTAAAAATTTTGAGTTTTTGCTTCGTGAAAGTTAATATCTGTATTGTTTTCTTCTAAATAATTAATAATACTTATAATTTCATCACTATCATCAGTAATACCCATATCATTTATTAACTGAAAAAAGTCATCACACTTGATAATCTTTCTTGTTTCTGTTTTATCTTGTAAAAACTTAATTACAAAATCACCTAATTTAGTTTCCATAACTTAATTTTTTGTTGGTCTATTTTCTTCAAACCATTCTACCATCGAGTTGAATGACCATACAAACCCTGACGCTATCAACCCATCAAAGAACCATCCAATCCAAGTCGGTGTTCCAATCAAAGATGTTGATGGGGAATAATAAGCAATTCCAAAGAAAAAACCAACCCAAGTTGATGTACACATCATACAAGATAGTAAATCCCCAATGAATTTAGCCAACCCATTGAAAGGTAATACTGATTCACCCCACGCTTTTATAAAATTTCTTAATCCCTGAAATATTGACCCATAGACCAATATGTTTGACATTCCGTATGCCGCTAGTAACCAAATTAATAATACCATATTACATTGTTTCATTTAAGTTAGAACCTTTCAAATATACAGCTTTTTGATTAACCGCAATAGATTCTAATTGTTTATTTTTATTTTCAAGTTCTTCAATCTTTGTGTTTTTCAAAGATAGTTCTTTTTTAAGTGTCTGTAAAGTTTCTTGAAGAAGTAATACTTTATCGTTTGGTTTTTCAATCTCAACAATCTTTTCTACTTCAACTATCTTCTCAACCTCAACTATTTTCTCCACAATTATTGGTTCAGGTTTGCCCCCAATTTCATCTATAATTGGGACAGGAACTTCCACTCTTACTTCTTTAATAACTTCTCTATCAACATATTTGATAACCTCAACTTCTTTAATAGTTTCAACGGGAACTTCCTTGACTATTTCTTTAATAACTTCTTTAACCACCTCAACTTCTTTAATAACTTCAACCGGTACTTCCACCCGTATTTCTTTTATTACTTCAATCTCCATTACTTTTTCTGAATCACCACCTAGTAACCCATATTTGTTAATGTTATACCCTTCGGTAAAACATTTTGATATGAAATTATCTACATCCTCAATATTGTTTAACTTACAATATTCTTGAACTGACTTTAATTGACTAGTTGTTAGTTTGACTTCCACTGTTAACCAGTTTTTCAGTTCCGTTTATTATATCATCAAATGATTTCATTTTAAATGATAAGAAAGGTTTTGGATTATCCAAATCAACAAATGAATAATCATCTGATTCAAGATTGTAGATTCCGAATCCGTGTTTGGTTATTGTTTCACCATAGTTCTGTTGGATTGTTGAACCGACCATATATGCTTTCTTCCCACCAGGTATGTTAAAGATTTGTCTTTTGTGAATATCACCACATAATACCAAATCACATCCGTTAAACTTATCCGTTTCAAATCCGGTTTCAAACTTATATCCAATATCGGTTGTTAATCCCTGAACCGGTCCGTGGAATAAACCTATCTTTAATCTACCCGTTTTTTCAATCTCAGGTGGAATGTTATGGTCAAGTAATGAATACACCACCCAATCAACATTATCGTCCTCGTATTCACCTCTGTTCTTCAAATAAACGATGTTGTCGTTTTTCAATGAATCAATCACTGGTGTAAGAGCGTCCAACCTTGAAGAGTTACTCTCTAAGAAGTCGTGGTTTCCAATTATAACTATGGTTTTAGCAATTTGAGAACACTCCGTAAGAATCCAAGCAACAAACTCAATAAGTTCAGGAGTCATTTGATTTTTAGAGTGAACTAAATCTCCGGTGAAAACAATTCTGTCCGGAGCAATCTCTTTGAATTGCACCAACATATCATTCAAGATTCCTCGATATAAATCGTGGTCTTTAAATAATCTTATATGTAAGTCACTAAAGTGAACTAATTTCTTTATCATCTTATTTTTTTATTTTCCAATTTAATAGTACCCAAATCAAAAACATTACAGGAATTGCTACCCACCACACCCATTCTTTACTTGGTGATATTATATCATTCATCTTCAGCATAAAGTAAGTCATTGTTGGTATCCACCACAATGATGCGGTACAGATACCACAAACTTCAGGTCGTTTAATTAATCTCATTACTTATCAAATAATTTAAAATCTTCATTTACATGACCACAATCGTCACATCTATAAGTTGGGAAAGGAACTATGGTGTCTTCCTGACTTCCTGTTAACAATTTGTTAACTTTTTTTATCATTGTTACTTCCTTGAAGTAGATTCCGTCACACTCCTCACACACTAATGTCGGTTGTTGTTTTAAATCAATTTTTGGTTTTAATAAATCGTCCATATGTTTTTATTTTAAATTTAGTTAATTTTTATTTTTTAGTCAAATACTTTGACATATCCATTTCCAATATAGTTTCTTGAACTCCTTTTGGAACACGGAATTCTTCATACTCACCAATTTCCTTAACAAGAACAATAATACACCCATACAATTTAATGTTCTCGTATTTTGTTCCTTGTAACATCTTAATAAGAAGTTTCCCATAAAATGGTAATTGGGTAAAGTAGTGACCCAATGCGTTATTTGGTAATTTATCAAATGGGTAATACATTTTTTTGGTGAAATGACTCTCCTCAAAGTTCTTTGGTTTGTTTGACTTCCAATCGGTTATCACTAGCCCAAACTCTGTTTGTTCCTTATTCATTATGAGCCACACCTTATCGGGTTGTCCGGTATATTTTAATTCAGGGTCTCCCAATACAATCTCCGTATCCAATAACACCGCACCTCTCTCAACCATAAGATTTAGGTATGCCGCCCCGGCTGATATCATACTATCACCTTTTAATATTTGGGTGAAGTCACATTCAAATATTGGTTGTCTTACTTCTTTGTAATCACCAAACATCTCTATGGTTTTCTTTTCTAACATATAGTGAACCCTACTTCCCATATTGGTTGAATAGTCACCAGCAGCTTTCCATTCATCTAATAATTGTTGTTGAACTTCAGGGTCACCTTTGGCTTTCTTAAAAGATATCCCTTCTGTGTCAAACTCCTCGTAGAAATATTTCATTACCTTACTAACAGATGGATAATCACTTCTGATAACTCCGGTCTCATCCTTCATATAATAAGTGTGGGTGTCCTCAACGAATGTTAATTCAAGTTCCTCTCTTCGTTTATCTAATAACCCTCTTATTTCTTTCGCAACCTCATTTAAATCTATCATCTATTTTATTTTATAATAGTAATCACTGATGTTACCCCTTAAATCGGCAACATCGGCATCACCTGTTAATTTTATTATTTTAACTTTACCATATAATTTACCACCATTTAGGTTGTGATATAACTTAACTGCGTCTGACCACGCATCGGCGTCGAGACATATAATTATATTACCATTCGCTTTCTCATACAACGTGTTAAGTAATAACTCGGACATATGTTTTCCTAACATAGCAATACTATTAGGTAGGAATATAGCATCAAATGCACCTTCACAAAGATGGATGTCCTCATTCCAATTTATTGTGTTCTCAAAAAATATTATCTCATCTTTGGACGCTTCGGGGTTTTTATATTTTGCCCTTGAGTTTGCGTCCCAACTTCTTGCAATAAAATAATTTAATACACCTTTATTATCATAAGATGGTATAATAATTCTCCCCGAGAATGCTCCCGTATCACAGAATCCAATACCATACTTCTCAATAATCTCATCGGTAATCCCACGTTGTTTAAGGTAATTGTAAGCTTGACGACGAACCGGATAAACCAAACTACTATCTTTAAATAATGTAAAACCTGTCGGTAACTTTAAATAATCTTTACGTTTCTCTTTTGGTTTATGATTTTCAGGTTGAAGTAAGTTATATATTTTCTTTTGTTTCTTATCACCAAAGTTATCAATAAGTTTACCAAGAGGACCTTTTGTGTTATTCTCGTCACCACAACTCCAACACTTATATACGTGTTCAAAGTAATTTACCTCAAGGTTTCCTTTATGTTGGTCTTCATCGCATATCGGACAATCAAAAGATATTTGACCTTTTGATTCATAGTGGAGTTTTTCATCTCCAAGAATATCGTGTAGTATTTCTAATAAAATTTCCGCATCATCTGACATACAGCAAAGATAAGAAAAAATAATATAACTGTCAATCTTCACAAGTTTTTCATTCCCATTATATTTATTGAGATAACCTAAAGAAATGAGCACACAAATAACTATAAGTAATATTACCGGAGTATCTCCTTTTAAAGTGTATCTATGTGATAACCCTATTACTTTATCAATATATATAGACACAATTTCAACATTCCCATATAATGTGACAATACCACCTATTTGGAGTTCGTTAACATCTTTTAATATAAAAGTTATTGATAATAATAATTGTGAATCAATTTTAAATCTAACATTATAATATGCCGTGTAGTTCTACATATTGCCTTTCAAACACTGGTTACCCAACATTTAACGACCTATACTTTAGTGCAGGGACATGGAATTCTCAACTATATTGGACCGGTCAAACAAATGGATTATCCATTTATTATAACACAGGGTCAACTCAATGGTGTTTATCAACAGTTTTAGACGGGTCTTGTCTTTTATCGGGTCAATCACCTTGTTTCAACCCGTGTCCGGATTTAGATGATGTTTATTTTTCTATTGGAGCGTGTCCAACACCAACTCCCACACCAACATTAAATTGTGCAAATTTAAATTTCTCAGCAATATTTGATTGTGATTTTGAAACAACTCCAACACCAACTGTAACTAGTACAACTACATTAACACCTACACCAACACCTACACCAACTAAATTTTGTAATGTAGTTATAAGTGCAACAATTCAAAGTGTTACTTCCACTCCAACACCAACACCTACAATGACCCCGACACCATCGGCACAAATTGCTCGTACTTGTACTTTTGAACAAGGGGTAACTTTCAATACAATTGATGATAGTATTGTATGTCCTTATAGTTATCAATTCCAAAATTGTTATGACGGTACGATGTATTATACCACAAATCAATTAGTTACACCAGGAAATATCCCAATTGAAAATTTTCAAGTTTATCAAGCTAACGTTAATGGGACAGTAATATGTGTTGGATATATTGGGGTTAATAATAACACAATCGGTATTGATGATATTACATTACTAATTGGTCCTTATGGAAGTCAAATAGGTGCGGATTGTATTTTATGTTCAGAATCAATTATACCTACACCAACTCCAACTCCTACACCAACATCTTCAGGAATTCCATCTCCGTGTATTGATTGTGGATTAGAGGGTTACTTATATAATAAAACTTAAAAATTAAAATATGCCGTTTTCAGCTTCAACTTGTTTAACCGATTTAGGAACTACCCTTTTAGGTGGAACATTTAACATATATTCAAACGTTGATAATTATACATCACCTTTTCAAACTAACGTAAGTTATGATAGTTTATTTGGTCCGTTATGTCCGTATGTTATGGGTAATGTACCCGATTTAACTACCACAATTAGAATAATAGACATATTATCAAAATGTTGTGCAACACTTGATTTATTATCTAACGATTTATGTACAACTTGTGAGTTATCCTTTGATTCATATCAAACTAATACTATTGGTTTAATTGTCGCAGGAGAATTAACCGGTAGTTGTGAAAATGACATTACAGATTATAGAATAATTTGGTACGGACCAAATTCTTCAACAAATATTGCCTTCACATCAGGTTTTGGTCAAGATATAAATTTTTTACCAAGAGATTTTACACATCCATTAGTAGGTATTAATTCTCCAATGCAGCCAGCAGGAACTTATATACCTGTAATTGATAAAGTTAAACTAAATGGACTTAATTATTCTCAAACAGGTGGAACTGGTTATATTCAAGCCGAGTTAGAATGTTTTAACGCAACAACAGTTAATGTTCAACCTTTTACTTGTGACAATGGAACAGTACCGTTACCGAACAATTATACTCATAGGGTTAATTTTGCTGGAGCAGCCGCAGGTGTAACTCCATTAACTTTACAATCAACATTTGAATTAGATTTAACAACCGATTATTTTTCTTGGAAATTTCGAGGGTTTAATATACCGGACTCACTTAAAATTACGTTTTATGGTTCAGCATATACAGACCCAATTATTTTAGAGTATTGGGTAGTTGGAGGTGACCTTGGAACTTCATTTATTAATTTATTAACTTTTCCAAAATCAGCCGATACTTCAAATTATTTTTCAAAAGTAACATCATTAACATCATTAACAAGAAGTCCCGGAGATTATTTAATTTTAGAAGTAATTCCAAATCAAATTAACCCACAAACGGAATGGGATTTTTATTTTACTTGTATGGACACCTTTGACTGTGATTTATGTTTATACGATTATTTAAATACACCATATAAAATACAATCATCATCTATTACTGGTTTTACAGGTTCTTGTTCATCAATTATAGTTAATCTTAATTTATCAGGTTGTACCTCAAGTGCTATAACTGATAACGATATTTACAAATATCAAGTAACAACTATAACAGCTATCAATACGACACAGTTCTCTGAGGTAAGCACCAATAATAGTACAGGACTACTTAATAGGAACTTCCCTAACACATTAGATTGGGACTCTACAACCTGTTCTGCAAATTATAACTTTACTACAACACCAACTTGTTCACCCCCTAACACAAATACAATTAAATTTAAAAAAGAAAACACTGGTCCATCAGGACAAGGAGTAATTAAAATGGAATTTAGTAGTTTAAGTGATTTAATACATTATAAATCATCTTATGATTTGTTGTCACCTTATTATGGAACACCATCAAATCCTGCCGACCCAAATTATTATAGATATTTTGAGTTATATATACCAAAACAACCCCAATCTAATCCTTGTGGAGATGGAACAACTGTTGTAAAATATGATATACATTATTCTAGTATAGTAACAACCGGAGATACAGGAGGGGTTTATACTTTAAACATCACAATGCCAACAATATCTGACGGTTTACCACCGTTTGACCCTTGTGATATTAGTTGTCAAACCATCATTAACGATATAATTAGAAATGTTAATGTTAGTTCAACCGGAGTAACAAATATTGAAGATTTCACAACCAATACTGGTTCTAAATATGTTAGACCTTTTGGGGCATCTTTATATTTTGTAGAAAATCCACCAACCGTTGTTAGTGCATCAACTCTCCATGGGTTTTATTGGCTAAATAATTATCTTAACTCAACAGTACCTTTTTCAGGTAGTAGTTCACCTTATACACAAATACCTTCGTTATCCGCATTAACTTGTAATAATTTTACATCAATCGGAACATCGAGCGGTGGAGGTATTCAACAATTTGTTTCCGTCTATCATTATAGAGTTGAATTAACAGACCCAAATAATGTTAAATCTTTTAGAATTTTAGCATCACCTATTGTTAATGGTGTTTCTAATAGTGTATTTAGTGATGTCGTTGCAACAGTAATAAATGGTGTTCTTCAATTACCAACAAACCCATTATATACTTTTTAATATATGACAGCAATTAACATACAAGCAATTACAGGTTCAAACTTCCCGTATACAATTTATGCGTGTGATGTTTATGGTAATCATTGTGCGTTAATTGCAACAATAGTTACTTCAGTACCTCCGGATAATATTATTGTGTTACCTTCACAATTTAATAATGTTGCCGCAGTAGGTATTAAAGTCATTTATGGGGATGGTTGTGAAAGATTTGAAGTGGTATATTGTAACTTATTACCACCAGTTCCAAAACAATTCCAAGATTACGAATATTTTGAATTTATGGACTTTGAGATATTCGATTTCCAATAACGAACTATTTATAATATAAAACAAAAACCAATGATTTTAACTCAAAGAACATATTCACCATCAGGGTTTACAACAAGTCAAACATTAATTCACATTGTTGATACTAATAACCCGACTCAAAATCCTGCAGGTTCATCATATAAATCAACAATCGATGAAGCAATTAGTGGTTCACCATTTGTTGTAATTGTAAGTGGTACAGGTGTTAACTCATCAATTAGAAGAGATGTTAATAATCTTGCATCAGGAGATAATTCCGGTGCTTTAGGTGGATATTCAAACTCAGCAACTACAAACTATTCAATGGTTGTTGGTGGACGACAAAATGTAGTTAGTGGAGGAACACATTCGTTTATTGGAGGTGGTCGTTGTAATACGGTATCAAATAATGATTCAACTATAAGTGGTGGTTTTTGTAATAGTGTTTCAGGTGGTACATCAACAATTGGTGGTGGTCTTTATAATAGTATTTTTGTGGGTGTTGGTAAAAATGTAACACGAAGTTCTACAATTGCTGGAGGTTATTGTAATATTATTTGCAATAATTCAATAGGAAGTACAATTGGTGGTGGTAGTAAGAATACCTTATCAGATAATTATTCTTTTATTGGTGGGGGACTTTGTAATACCTCATGCGGTGGTTCAACCGTAGGTGGTGGTCAAGAAAATCAAGCATTAGGAGACAATTCATTTATTGGTGGTGGTATATTAAACTCATCAACAAATATAACCTCAACAATAGTTGGTGGTCAACAAAATACCGCATCAGGAAACAATTCATTTATTGGTGGTGGTATTTCAAACTCAGCAACAACAGATTCTTCAGTTGTAGTTGGGGGGTCTAAAAACATAATTAGTGGTGGGACAACATCATTCATTGGTGGGGGTGATTATAACAGAATATCAGGAAATACTTCAACAATAATCGGTGGTTGTTGTAATGTTGTTATTGGGCCAAGAAATACAATTGGTGGTGGTGGATATAATTTAGCATGTGTTATTGGTCCAGGAGCAAATAGTGGTGATGCAACTATTGCCGGTGGTTATTGCAACTATGCCTTAGCGAATAACTCAACTGTTGGTGGTGGAGCGAATAACAAATCTTATTGTGACAGTTCAACCATTGGTGGTGGAATGCAAAATACTGTTTGTGGAGATAAATCAACAATTACTGGAGGTAGATGTAATATTACCTGTAGTCCTTATTCATTCATTGGTGGTGGAAAATCAAATATTGTGTATACAGTATATGGTACGATTGGTGGTGGTTGTTGTAATATCTCATCAGGAGCTACATCATTTATTGGTGGTGGTCGTCGAAATACCGCATCAGGAAATTGTTCAACAATTGGTGGTGGTTATCTTAACTGTTCAGTAGGTGGTTGTTCAACAGTTGGGGGAGGTTGTTTTAATACCTCATGTTGTAATTACTCAACAATTGCCGGTGGTAGATTTAATTTTATTTGTGGAACATCTTCTTCAATAGGTGGTGGGTTTAACAATCGTATTACTAGTAATACACTGAACCCATCAAATTCAGTAATTGCCGGTGGTATTAGTAATACAATATGTAACGAATTTGGATTTATTGGTGGTGGTAGAAGTAATATGATATCGGGTACAACAGGCGTTGGTGAAGATGGTGTTATTGGTGGAGGATTAAATAATAAAACATATGGAGTTAGAGCAGCAATTTTAGGTGGATGTGGAAACTGTTTAGGTCAATGTTCTTATGGTGGTGGTATTGTAAGTGGTAATAATAATAGAGTCGTAGAAGACTTTGGTGTTATTGGAGGCGGAAGCGTTAATGTAACATTTGCTAGTCATTCAATGATTGGTGGTGGAGCATTAAACTTTATAGGTAATTCTCAAGTAATATCATCATATTCGGCAAACACTTGTACAATACAATTGTACGGGAATCAATTATCATCATTTAGTGTAAACGACCTTTTATTAACATATGACAATTTTGGATGTAGTAGAAACGTAGTTATTACAGGTCAAACATATTCATCACCATATACAAACTTATATGTTACTGGAGCAACTGCCGCAATGGGAGCGTTCCCTTCGTCACAACCACTTTTACGAAATTTTACAACAAGTTCAGGTGGATTTTGTCAAGGATTTATTGGGGGAGGTATTGGTAATACCGTATCAGGTGCCACTTCAAGTATTGTTGGTGGTAGTCAAAATACTATAACAAGTACCCATTCATTTATTGGTGGTGGTAGAGGTAATATATCATCCGGTAATTATTCATCAATATTAGGTGGTTCGTCTAATAATACTAGTGGTTGCACATGTGCTATGATTGTTGGTAGTAATATAACTGCAAATAGAAATTGTACAACATTTGTTAACGACATGATTATTGACTCTATGAGTACTTGTAGTGGTTGTTATGTTGGAGTTAGCACAAATGGACTTTTAGTACCTATTGCCGGTGGTGGAGGTGGTGGTTCATCAGCCGTAATTATAACCGGAACAGGTGTTAACTCATCTGTTAGATGTGGTGTTAGTAATCTTGCATCGGGAAATTGTAGTGCAGTATTAGGTGGGTCATCAAACTCGGGAACAACAGATTTTTCAGTTGTAGTTGGGGGAAATCAAAACATTATTAGTGGAGGAACTCATTCATTTATTGGTGGTGGTTGTGGTAATACTGTTTCTGGTAGTACTTCAACAATTGGTGGTGGTTATAAAAACACAGCATCGGGGGCATGTTCATTTATTGGTGGTGGTAGTAGTAATATTGCTTCAGGTCCTCATTCAACAATTGGTGGGGGTTTTAGTAACGAATCTAATGGTAATTATTCAACAATAGCCGGTGGTAGAAATAATACAGTCTCTTGTAATTATACATTTATTGGGGGAGGTATAAATAATAACGCTTTAGACTATTGTACAACAATTGGTGGTGGTGTTGGTAATATAGTATCTGGTACCTCATCAACAATTGGTGGTGGTAATCAAAACACAGTTTCAGGTAATTTTTCATTCATTGGTGGTGGAAGTTTAAATGTCGCCACAGGGCAAACTTCAACAATTGCCGGAGGTAGAAATAATACATCAGGAGGAATAGATTCAACAATATCCGGTGGTAGAAATAATACCGCGTCAGGAAATTGTTCATTTGTTGGAGGTGGGTGTAAGAACATAGCATCGTCTCAGTATTCAACAGTTGGTGGTGGACAATCTAACACATCTTCATGTTTTAGGTCAACAATTGCCGGTGGACTAAGTAACACATCTTCAGGAGCTTATTCATTTATTGGCGCTGGATGTTGTAATATAGCATCAGGTAATACCTCAACAATTGCCGGAGGTTGTAAAAATGTGACATCAGCATTATCATTTGTCGGTGGTGGTACTACTAATTGTGCTATCGGTAATTGTTCGTCAATTGTTGGTGGTTCAGGAAATACAGTATCAAGTGTGTTTTCAACAATTGGTGGTGGTAAATCTAATTATATATCTTCATATTATACTAAATATTCATCTATAGTTGGGGGACAATCTAATTGTGTTGGATACGGTTATCAGTCATTTATTGGTGGTGGTTGTTGTAACATAGTTTATGGTACTAGTTCCGCTATCATAGGAGGCCGTAAAAACACCGCATGTGGTAGTTATTCAATCATATCAAATGGATTTTGTAATTGTGCACGAAGTGGTTCATTTGTTGGTACAGGTGTCTGTCATCTCTCATGTAAGTCATCATTTGTTGGTGGTGGTTGTAAAAACACCTCTTCCGAATATTTTTCATTTGTAGGTGGAGGTACAGGAAACACTTCAAGTAATTGTTTTTCATTTGTGGGTGGTGGATATTGTAACACCGCATCAGGATGTACTTCATTTATTGGTGGTGGTAGTTGTAATTTATCTTCAGGTTGTTGGTCAACTGTTGGTGGTGGTTTTAAAAACACGGCATCATGTTGTTTTTCAACAATAGGTGGTGGTAATGGTAATACGGCATCAGGTTTACGTTCTTTTGTAGGTAGTGGTGGTGGTAACATATCATCATCAACTTCAACTGTTGTTGGTGGTGGTAATTGTAATACGGCATCAGGAGTTTATTCATTTATTGGTGGTGGTTCAAATAATACATCATCAGGTTCTACTTCAACAATTGCCGGTGGTAGATGTAATACATCAGGTGGAATAGATTCAACAATAGGTGGTGGTAGATGTAATACGTTATTAGGAGAATATTCATTTATTGGTGGAGGTCGAGAGAATAATTCAGTATGTAGAGATTCTTCTATTGGTGGTGGACGAGGTAATTGTGCTAACGGTTATCGTTCAACAATTGCCGGTGGTGGTTTTAACACAACACAAGGTACTAACTCATTTATTGGTGGTGGTAGAAGTAATATCGCCTCAGGTGTTGATTCAACAATAGGTGGTGGGTTTTGTAACACCGCATCAGGGTGTACCTCAGTTATTGGTGGTGGTATAAGTAATATCGTTTCAGGATTTTTTTCAACAATAGGTGGTGGATGGGATAATACTGTAAATGGAAATCGTGCAACGATTGCCGGAGGTTTTTGTAATTCAGCAAGTGATAATTATTCAACTGTTGGGGGTGGTAGAGAAAATACCGCATCGGGGGCAAATTCAACAATTGGTGGTGGTCAACTAAATGTCGCATCTGGAGCATCTTCAACAGTAACGGGAGGTTTTCTTAATAGAGCGTATGGAGAAAATTCATCTATTATTGGCGGTAATAGAGCTTGTGCTCCTCGTTTTGGACAAAGGTCGTTTGCAAATGGAACTTGGACACCATTTACCGGTACAGGTGAGACACAACAAATAGATTTATTAGGTAGAAATACAACAACAGGTGTAACAACTGTTAACATTTTTTTAGATGGTTCATCACAAAGAATATCAGTTTTAAACGAAACCGCAATGTTTGTTACTATTAATATTGCAGGAATTACTAGTGGTGGTACATCAGCAGCTCACTATATAAGAAAAGTTGCCATTAAAAATGTAGGTGGAACAACTTCATTAATTGGTGCGAGTCCGGTATCAACCATAGGGACAGATGTTGAAGATAACGCTTTGTATGACGTTACAATATCTGCGGATGATACAAATGATGCTTTAGATATACAAGTAACCGGTGCTGTTGGAGATACTATGAGATGGACAGTCCATATTAGTGGAGTTGAAATAAAATATTCTTGGACTTAAATATTTTCTTGTTTGGTTTTATTCAAACCCTCATAAATCCTTAAAAGTTTTAAGGATTCGTTGTAGTTTTTTTCTAATCTATCTAATTCTTTTTCGTTGACACCTTTTTCACAGGCTTCTTCGTAAATTTTTTTAGATTCAGTTACCAAATTCGATATTGTTCTAATCAGTTTCATATTATATAAATATCATCATCTTTACCATTTATTACATTTGATTGTCATTTATATTTAATTAAAAACGTTTTATATAATATGATTTTTGTTACAGCACAACCTGATGTACCTTATTTCCATTGGCAAATAATGGTGTATATACATAACTTTATTGAACATGGTGTTCCCCCTAATCAAATACACGTATTACTTGGAATAATAAGTAAAGATGGTAAACCAACTAAAGAATCTTTAAAATTAAAAGATACCGGAGTTAACGTACATCATTATATCGACGATAGACCTCAAAAACATTATATACCGACAGTTAAACCTTTTTTAATTTCAAAATGGTTAAAAGATTTTCCTGAACATGGTAAATGTTTCTTCTTACACGATTCTGATATTATATTCAGAAAATTACCAAATTTTGATAGTTTAATTAATGACGATATTACTTACTTATCCGATACCATAGGTTATATCGGATATAACTATATTATGGATTGTTGTAATCGTTATGAAAGTGCTCACCCTACATCCGGTAAAGGTCAATTACTTAACGAAATGGCCGACGTTATTGGTGTGTCAGTCGAATGTATCGAATGTAATCAAGAAAATTCAGGTGGTGGTCAATACCTAATTAAAAATACGGATTGGTTATTATGGGAAAAAATTTATGCAGATTGTGTTCCACTATATGACCAAATGTTAGATTATCAAAGAAGATTCCCAATAAGTCCCGGTGAAATTCAATTTTGGACCGCAGAAATGTGGTCATTATTATGGAACTTATGGTTACACGGAATTGAGACAAGAATTACACCCGAGTTTGAATTTTCATGGGCAACCGACTCAATAAAAATATATGAAGATAAACCAATTCTTCATATGGCGGGTGTGACCGGTAATCAAAAACAAGATAAATTTTATAAAGGAGATTTTATTAATATTAACCCATTAGATAAATTAAAAGAGGATATTAACTTTTTTGATTATGTTAGTTCTCAAAGTTCAACAAAAAAATATGTAGAAGTTATGAAATCTTTGGTAAAAAAACAAATAAAGGATTATTTATAGTATAACAGAAACAAATTATAATGATATATTATTTTCAAACATGTTGCGTCAAATTAAATGAATCCGATAATTATTTCGGAGTAAATGACCTTACATTAACAACTCCTATTTTAGGGAATGTTTATGCAATCACAATACCATCATTTAGTGGATGTGCGACACTAATACAAGGTCCGATACCATCAGGGTCATTAATTTATGATGCTGGAAATGGAAGTGTTGTATTATATCCTAATCGTTCTGATTGTATAGAAAACGCATATAGTTGTTTTCCACCTCCTCCACCTCAGCCAGCAATTACTTATATTCAATCAAATGAATGTGATGTAATTACAATATTTCCAATGACCGTTGAATGTGAGGTAATAAACCCGTCAACTGTTGGTGGTCGTGATGGTAGAGCCTCTATTTCTATTACAGGAGGTACACCACCTTACACCATTACTTGGTCCGATGGTAGTATATCACCAGCAATTATGGATTTAGAATCGGGGTCATATCCTGCGACTATTGTGGATTCATATGGTGATTTTACGGCAAATACCGTATGCGTATTGTCAGGTCCAACACCTACACCTACTCAAACACCTACGTTAACACCTACACCAACTCAAACACCTACTTTATCTCAAACGGCATCACCTACACAAACACCTACACAAACATTAACCACAACCCCAACTAATACACCTACACAAACACCTACCCAAACTTTAACTCAAACATCAGGGGCTGTCCCTACTAATACTCCAACTCAAACACTGACTCAGACATTGACTCAGACACCTACCCCAACTAAAACATTAACACCTACACCAACTCAAACATTAACACCTACATCATCAACACCAATATTACCACCATACGGTCAAACTTTCACGATGATTGCGAGAAGTTTGAATAGTATCACAGTAAGCCCTTCATTACAATCATTTATAGTAATTACATCTTTACCGTTTAGAGTTGTTTGGGGAGATGGTAATACAACAAATTATCCGGCAGGGTCAATTAACATTACACATACGTATTCAACACCTTACACAGGAAACATATTAATTCAGACAGCAGATTTAACATCTATAACCCAATTATCACCTGGAGGTGTGTCTCCTCAAATAACTTCAAATAGTGTTAGATATTTAGAAGTCGAAACTTCTCAAATAAATATTTTAGATGGATTAACAACATTTGGTAATTATGGTTCTGGTTTTTTCACATCAGGTAATATAAGTTTATTACCATCAACGTTAATTTCTTTTGCGTCAAACTTAACTAGTTGTTCCGGAAATGTTGCAAATTTACCAAGCAGTTTAGAAACATTTGGTGTAGATTTATTCCAGAGTCTCCCAAACCAATCAAATAATATATCAGGTAATATATCTAATTTACCGACAACATTAAAAAACTTTTTTGTTGGTGGTAATAATACTATAACTGGTAATATTGGTAATTGCCCACCATTAATGGAGGATTTACAGATTACAGGTCAAAACACTATCACTAATGACATTTCTTTAATGTCAACACCTAATTTATTTAGAATACAATTAAGAGGACTTAATACTGTTTCAGGTGATTTAGGAGGTTTATCTAATTCTGTAACTGTTATACAATTATATGGGCAAAATTCTGTAACAGGTGATATATCAACATTACCACCAAATCTAACATTCTTAGAGGTTGCAGGTAGTAACACTCTCTATGGTAATATTGGAACATTAAATTATACAACGTTATCTACAATAATTATTCTGGGGAATAACACTATTTCAGGAAATATTAGTGGTGTTAATTTAAAAACTAATGCAAGTTTAAGATTAGATGGTAATAACACTGTTACAGGAAATATTAGTGGTTTAGGTAATTCTTACATTAATCAACAATTATATATTAATGGTAATAATACAATTTCAGGAAATATTCAAGATTTACCATCTAACAATCGTAATGTTACTATACTAGGTAATAACACAATATCTGGTGATTTATCATTAGTTCATTTAAATATTAGATTTTTAGTCATTAGCGGTAATAACACAATATCAACATTCTCAAATAGTTCAAGAATTTTTACTGATTTAAATCAAATTGAAATACTTGGTAGTGGACTTAATAGTACTAACATTAATAATTTATTAACGAGTTACGCATCATCAACTTGGTCGGGTATTAAACTATTAGCACTTAATGGAACTTCATCACCACCATACACTAACTATACATCCTATAGCACTCTTCAAACAACAAAAGGTGTAACAATATCAATATCATAACATGGAAATAGAATATAATTTTTGTCTAAATATAAGTATTAATAACTTACAAATTCATTTTAATCCAAATGGATTAGATGATAATGGATATAATCAATGGGTGTCTGATGATTACACTTATTCAATTAATTGGGACGTTTCATTAAGTAGATGGAAATTGAATGGTGGTAATCTAACTTATTCAGTATTTTCTTCCTTACCATCTTCTGTACCCCCACTTAACTCTTGGTATATATTAGGAGCTAACGGAACTGTTTATGCTAACGAAGGTGTTTGTAATCCATTAGGAATTAACTCATTAACTTTTAGTGTTAATCAACCAATATGTACTTGTGATGGTAATTTAATGATTAATCTTTCGGGAGGTTATCCTCCATACCAATATTCAATAGATAATGGTGTCACTTATTTTAATTCACCAATTTTTAATAATTTATGTTCGGGTATGTATAGTGTTAAGGTGATTGATTCAAGTGGTAACACAAATAGTAATAATGTAAAATTAAATGAACCGGCACCTCCGACATTATATCAATTAAAATTAAATACAACAATAACAAATCCGGTTAATACAAATACAACACTAACTAAACAATACACAACAACTTTTAGTGTTATTCCTGAATTACCAAGTGGAGTAATAGTTAATTTTAACATATTACATTATAATACTTTTTACTATTCTCCAAGCGCTACCACAGCAACTTTAACTACTAATACTGTGTTATCTAAAAATAATGTTTCTATTCCACTAACAACAAGTGGTTTAACAACAACTAACACTGATTATAATCCATTACAAGGATGTCAGAATTTAACAAATTATTTAGATTATTATACTGAAAGTTGGAATTCTTTAAGTTTTACATCTTCAGATAGTATCATATTAAATACTACAACGACAATAACACAAAACGACCCATTAACCCCTTGTACTTACACATCAAGTCAGGATTCATTCTCAATTGGTAACGCAAGTATTAGTGGTTGTGGATGTTGTAGAGTAGAAATAATAAGTGTCAATTAAAAATAAAAAAAATAAGAATATTTATATCACATGGGATACATATTAAAAAATACACAAGGTTTACTTAGCACAAGGTTAACCGATACCGCAAGGTTAAAACTATCACAAGGTAGTTTTAATATCTCTTATTTTCAAGTAGGTGATAGTGAGGTTTCTTACAATACATTAACAGGAACACCTTATAATCAATTCACAACAAATATTCTTGAACCCGCATTTAATGCTCAGAATTCAACTGCTGCACCTGAAACAAACAAACAAAATGTTAAATACCCGTATTATGTTGATGGAATAACCGGTAACACATACGGAATTCCTTATATGGCATCAGTACCTCAAGCGGTTTATAATAGAGCCGCTATGAGAGGATTTTTTACAGGTAATACAACAGCAACTACAATTAATTGGAGTGCGTTAACAAATAGCCAATACACAATTAACTCTAACTATCTTGTAGATATGTCTACATTAACAGGTGGTAGTGTTATTCAATTAGTGTATTCAGGGTGTAATTCAAATATTGTAAGATTACCAATGATTGGTGATTTTGTTACAATATATTACGACGGTCAAGGTGAATACAATTGTTATTGTGACCCTAACCCAACACCTACACCAACTTCAACACCTACACCTACACCAACTTACGAGGCCAATCCAACTCCAACACCTACACCAACAATAACTAAGAGTGCTAACATATGTGACCAAGGTCCAACACCAACACCTTCTTCAACTTGTTGTACTACACCTTTACCTCCAACTCCGACACCACCTGATTGTGAGATGTCAATGAGTAGTTGTTACCCAATATTAACTTATAAAATTATAGATATCTGTAATGGTTTATATACATTAGACAGACCAACACCTGACTTTTCAAACTTTTCAAGTGGATGTTTCGCTAGAGTATTAGTATACCCACCAAATATGACAACATTATACGATAGTATTACACCTAACTCACATTGGAATCAAAATGTTATTAATTTTGAATCTTTATGTAGTACGGATGAATCAGATGTTAAGATTTGGAATATGAATATTCCTTGGTCGGAAAATCCTGCTGGATTGTATGATTCATTTTATAAAGGTTATCAATATTTTGGTTCAGCGTCTTATTTAGGTAGTAAAGAATATTTTGGATATATGTCAGATAGTGGACAAACCGATACAAGTGTTGTTTATTATTATAATTCATTTGATGAACAAGTTGTTGTTCAACCAAGTGAGCAAAAAGCTATTGCTATTATTCACTATACTAATCAATCAATTGATTTCTTCTATGGTGAGAAATTTGCCTTTGAACCTTACGACTCTAATAACCCTTCAGATACTACAGGTGAAGCTCGTAACTTTAGATTACATTTGCCGTGGTTAATGTGGCATAAAAATCCTGAATGTTGTAAAGGTCAAACTTTTTGGGTTGACCCTCCAGGATTTGACTCAGACACATTTCCTCAAATATTTAAAGACCAATATATTCTATCAACTAAAAATTTAGGTATGAATGACCCGGGTATTAGATATTATAATTTATGGGACACTAATGTTAACGAGAGTACTGGTCTACCAAATAGAGTTGGTAAAGTATTCCCTGATTCACAAATTATCATTATTGATGATGAAGAGATTATTGCCGCAATGTCTTACAAGTCAAACCGTAACTGGACATTACCGGCACCTAAAGTTGGGTTAACTACACCAAACACTTGTGTTGTTGAAAATAATCAACCAACAGTTAATGGTATATTAACTGCGGACACTGAATATATGTATGTAACTTATAGATTTAGTAATACCGATATTTTCACTAATTCATTACATTGTAATTATTATACTAAAATTCAAGGGCCAAACATTTCTTGTGGTAATTTAACCGAACAAAACGTTTCAATTAGATTTGGAGCTGAATTCCCTTGTTTAAACCAACCAACGTTAATTCCAACCACAACGACAACAACGACAACAACAACGACTCTGTGTCCTTCCTGTGACTTAATTACAGGGTTTTATGCGGACACATTCCAAGTTATTTGTCAAAAAGTAATTGGTACAGGTAGACCTAACCCGGATGATTGGAAAATCATTGATTTTACTTCACAAATAAGTGCAACTACTATCAATGGATATTTAACCGTAGATAGTTTAACAGGTACAACATTTACCATTACTGAAGAAAATTACGCAGCTGCTGATGATTACAATTTAAATGATTATATTCCATTAGTGTCAGGTAATACAACCACACCTTCATTAAATTTTGGTGATGAATATTATTTCTATGGTTCATTAGAAACTGATATTGAAGCAACTATCTATGAAATGAAATATAAGATAAATCTTGGTCAAGCGGAGTTTCAATCGACCTCAAATCCTACATGGACTAAAGGAACAAGTTCATATATTACTGAAATTGGGCTTTACGATAACGAAATGAATCTTATGATTGTATCAAAGCTACAATCTCCTGTGTTAAGACAAGGGATTCAACAGTTTTTGGTTAAATTTGATTTCTAATAAATTATGAAAAAAACACTTAAAGAAAGTCCTAAAGTTTTAGGATTAGATGTGAGTACAAAAACAATTGGTTGGGCGTTATTTGATATACAAAGTCAACAACTACTTGAATTAACTCATATATCACCCATACCAAAACCGAAAGAAGAAAATAAAATAAAAGAATTACTTTTAAAGGGTCAAATCTTTAGAACTAAACTTTTAGAATATAAAGATATGGGGATTACTAAAGTGATTATTGAAGAACCTTTATTAAACTCAAATAATGTTTACACTGTTCAAACTTTATTAAGATTCAATACTTTAGTCACAAAAGAAATATATGACGTATTAGGTGTTGTACCTAACTTTATATCAACATACAATTCTCGTAAGTTTGCCTTTCCGGAATTAACTCAATTAAACGATAAAGGTAAATACGTACTATTCGGAGGACTTCCTAAAGACATTGACAAGAAAATGATTATATGGGATTTAATTGCCAAAAGAGAACCTCAAATCACTTGGTTATACACAAGAAACAATACTCTGAAAAAAGAAAATTTTGACCAAACAGACGCTTACTGTTGTGTTATAGGTCATATGAAACAAGAAAAAATATGGTAAAAAAATAACCCCCTTTTAACGAGGGGGTTTTTTATTATTGACAATCACCTGCAGTCACAAAAATTTCTAAAGTATCTGTTGGTAAAATTGTTACACCCGTAAATGAAACATCTATAAATAAAACCCCACTTGAGAATGTCCCTATTTGTGACGCTGCTACAGAACCATTAACGATTAATGAAATACAAATATTTGTATTTGATTCATTAATTGATTGAATCGTAATAAATATAGTTTCATTGTTAATACCGTTATGTGTACCATACATAGGATTTAAGACCCCTACAGGGAAATTATATGTATTATCATATAGGTAGAACGGTGGTTGTACATCTATGATTTGCGAATCATCTTTTGTAACACTAATAAGGAAATTATTTGTTGGTTCTAAAATTAATTCAATATCTTTCTCGCATAATCCACAAGCATCAACAGCACCATTTTGTGAATCGTAAATACCATTACCAATTGTTGTAAAATAATTAGTGTTCCAAATTTGAACATTAAATTGTGGTGGTAAGTTTGTTGGTTGTCCATTATAAATTTCTCTTAATATCCAACACGTTACCTTACCATTTTCATCAGTAAAAGTAAATCCGTCACCAACACCTAATAAAGGATTTACTAATATAGGTTGTAAAATTAAGTAGGCCGGTCCCTCAGTATTAACATCAACTTCACATGATGTATATAAATACCATAATTGTTTTGAACTAGGAGTTGGTGTCATAGTTGATGTAGGTGTTTGAGTTGGTGTTAATGTTTGAGTTTGAGTTGGCGTTAATGTTGGTGTTTGAGTTGGTGTTGGTGTTAATGTTTGTGTTAATGTTTGAGTAGGAGTCGGAGTTGGTGTTAATCCAGCAGTTGATGTAAGAGTTTGAGTTGGTGTTGGAGTTTGAGTTAATGTTTGAGTTGGTGTTGGAGTTTGTGTTGGAGTTTGTGTTGGAGTTTGTGTTGGCGGTAAACTACAATATTGACATGAAATATTATATTCAATAAACATATCAACAGTAACATCAGTTGTCACTAAATATTGTTCTTGACATTTAGCAATTATTTGAATTCCGTTGTTTAATGGGTCAATGTTAACTTGAGCGACTTGGTCAAAAGTTTCTAATAACGCGACTAAAGCGTCAAAATATTCATTATCTGTTGGAAAATCATTTAAAGCATAACTTGTATAAAACTCTGAAGTTTCTGTTACATCACCAATAGTTGCAACTATATTAAAAATTGCTTGATTAAGTAAACAATTTGTATATCCTGATGTTAAATCATAATAACCTTCATTCAACATTTCTTTAGGACCTTTTTTAACTAATTCCCCAATGTTTTCAAATTCACTATCACAAATATTAAATGTTTGAAATGATGAGATAGAGTCAAACCCATCTATTGTTACCTCTCTAATTTTAACACACGCTTCACTATCCGTGATTTGTAAACTGTATGTTCCGGCACTTAAATTACTTAAATAATACCCTGTTTGACCATTTACGTTATTACTCCATAATAATGTGAATGGAGGTGTTCCACTTGTAATATATGCTGAAACTGTACCATCATTACCATTGTTAGCATCAGTACCTGATAACATAAAATCAACGTTGTTTGATGGGTTAATCATAAAACTACTTGTTTGTTTACAAATAATACCAGGAGTTGATTCTGTTATTTCTAACGAATAATCTCCGGAATATAAATCAATAAAAGTATATGCACTTAATGGTGTTTGGATAGAGTCATAAGAAAATTCACCCCCAACAGTATATGTGTAAGGCGGTGTACCACCTGATACTGTAATCATTACATAACCATTATTTAAATTACATATTGTATCTGTAGTATCTGCAGTAAACGTAAATAAAGGAATATTATTTATGGTGATAGGTGGACTAACATAAGTACAACCTCCATTATCAGAAATAGTTAAAGTATATGTCCCCGTCGCTAAATTAGAAAAAATCCAACTTCTAAAATCAGTAGGTTCAATAATACTATTACCTAAAGAATCTGTTAAAGTATAAGTAAAAGGAACTGCACCACCACTTACCTGAATATCTATTTTACCATCACTATTACCACAATTTGAATTAGTTGTCGTTACACTTACGATATTAAACCCGTTTGGTGGAATAATTGTTGTTGTTGGAGTTATTTTACATAAAGCTGCGTCAGTAACTTCAACAGCAAATGGTCCACCACCAATATTATAAAATGTTTGAGATGAACTAAAAGAAACCTCTATAACACCTGTCGATGCTGAATAATAATATGGTCCAGTCCCTCCTGTAATTACAAGAGTCACTTGACCATCATTATTAAAACATGTTGGTGGTATGGCGGTAAACGACCCAAAACCTAATGGTTCAACTTCAGTAACTGTTGCTGTTTGAGATAGGGTACACCCTAAACTATCAGTAATAAGAACAGAATAACTACCCGCAGTCAATCCTGTAATAAAATCGTCTGTCCCTCCATTAGACCATAAATAAGTAAATGGTGGTGTTCCGGTAAGACCTGTTACATATATTTTCCCCGAATCAACATTAGCACATCCGGAATCCATTACAGTATAAAATCCCCACGTAATATTTGTCGAAGGTTGAATAATAGTTGTTTCACTCTGACCACTACATCCACCACCATCGTCAGCATTAACATAGTATATACCCGGAGATAAATTATTAAAAATATAATTATTGGTAAATGATGCGCCTGAAGTAATAAAACCTGTTAAGGTATTATACAAACTAAACGTACTTATACCATAAAGATTAGACGTTTGTCCTGTTATTGACCCATTATTGTCATTACACGTCGTGTTAGATATTCCAACAATACTTGCACATGTACCACTAGATATGTTAATATTCACCGGCAATGAACTCATAGTGGGTGAACATGAATCAAGAATGTTAAATGAATATGTTCCCGCGGACAATGTAGTCGCGGTATAACCTGTAACTCCGACACCTAATACAATAGTCCCTAAAGCAGGATTAACCCACTGAATACTATAATCCGGTGCGGTTCCAGTTATATCAATACTAAAACCACCTAAATTAGAATTAGTACAATCTCCCGATAAACTCGTTAATACATATGATAAACTACAAGCCATTAATTACATAAAATTTCAAAATTTATTCCAACATTCAATTTAAAATTGATTCCCGAATCATTTACCGAACAAATTGAACTATAAATAACCACATCGGTATCATTTAAAATATACTCAAAACCATACAAATCTAAACCATTTAAAGCAGGTATTAACGCAGCATCCCATTGAGCTGTTGTTGGTGAACTCAAACCAGTGTTTGTATATCCTATACCCGTAAAGAATTGATATTGGACAACCACAACATCATCTAAACTTAACACCACATACCAAGTACTTTTTAAAGTATTCAGTTTACAATCATCTAACTCATAACCTTGTGGCTCCAAATAATTAGTTAACAGATATCCTAACACCGCACTAAATTCTGTCAATAGAGGATTAGTTTGCCACGGATAGATTGAACATTGTACCGATTGGACATAACAATCATAGGTATACAGGTTGCTAGTCATTGAACATGGGTTACAAGGTACAGGTATTAATTGACAACCCTCTTGTCTTCTCCAAACAAATTTTTGTCTATGAAATATAGAATTTTCGTATTTAACACCCGTATTCCATATTGTACTTGCTGGAACCATTTGTTCAACTAATCTTACCCAATAATCACCCATTCCATCTACATACTCAATCATGTTAGTATAATTAAAACTACCATCCGGTACCCCAGCTAAATTCTGAGCGTCTAAATATTTCCAATAAATTGACTGAAGGGTTGGATACCCCATTGTTTTACCATCAGTAGAGAATTGTCTATTTCTAACATTAATCATGTTTTTCCAAAATGTTTGGGCGAACTCAAAGAATGTCTTACGTTTTGGTTGTGGATTTATTTCCGTCCAATCCACTCCACCCCTCATCGGATAATTCGACACAGGATTTGGGTCACAATATGTTGGTTGAACATAATTTAAACCTTCATTTGGTATTGGAAAATTATATTCCCTTGACATAACCCATACATCATATGAAAGACCTTGAGCCGGATTCAAAAATAAATCGGTATTTTTAGCGTTAAGAACTAACGCATCATTTGTTGTAAAATATCTTGCATTGTATCCACCTTCTAAATTTGAACGTAGTCCAACTTCGGTATCAACCCAACTTTTATTATTATCAATAGTTTGAGTTAGATTGTACCCTAAAGTCATAAAAGGAAAATCTCTAAACCTATTGAAATATTCTTGACCATAACTATATGGTGTTAGAACTGTTTGATAATTAGGGTTGGCACCTGTAAATACACTATTAGTAAAACTTACTTCTTCAGGGGCTCTATGTTTTGGTGTTTGTTCAAACCATCCACTACCTTTTTCAAAGAAAAAATCTTCAGTATTTGGCGGTGCTTTAGGAAATCCTAAATCATCCATCGGATACTCGTCTTTAGTTATATTAACATCTTGGATTACTGTGGTTGTTGTGAAACCAGTGTATTCAATATTTCTTAATCTGTATGTATTACCCGCCTCAAGTGTTGGTAGTTCTTGAGTATATGTACCACCCGATATTTGAGCAAACTGTGTGTTGAATTGATTAACATTAATTCTTTGGTCAGCCAAATAAATGTATTCGTTAAATTCAACTAAAGCATCAGGAGCACCAATTAAAGCCATTAACGTTTCAATTGATTTTCTTGTACCTTTTGATTTAAACAAGTAAGCCGAGTTCAATATTAAATTTCTATAATATTGATAATTTAACTCATCCGGAGTAGTTGCGTCTGAAATACCCGGATATTGAGACCTATCAGTATTTGTTTGACCAAAAACTGAACTTAAAAAGTCATCAGTAGAAACAGGAGACATATTTGTTTGCCACCCTAATGTTTGTGCTAAGTTTTTAAGTAATTGAGATGGAATATCATCACCAGGGTTATAATGAACTGAATTCATAAACGCTAACGCACTTATGAATTTATTTGTTTCGTCAAAACTTCTACCGTAGATTTGTAATACCTTTTCCATTTTTTGACCTATTGTGTCAAACTCTTGGAACGCACCGGTAGTTAAAAATCTTGCAACAATATTGGTCTTATACTCATCCATTGTTACACCAATATCATTTAATTGAACTAAATAATTAGTGAACGCATTTGTAACTATATCTAAATTCCAAGAACCATTTAATGGGAATGTTATAAATTCCTGTGAAGAAAAATATGTCCCATCTTCAGCGTCTCTTGGTACATTAAAACTTGCTGTATATTTTGGTGTAACATTTCTATTTAAAAGAAAATTTTCAACCTCATCTAAATGTTCATTGAAAATTCTATTAACCTCATAATCATTTGGTCTAATAACTAAATCATCAAAAGTAACTGTTTGAAATGGAAATGGGTGACCACTAACACTTATGTTTAAAGTCCCCGATGTCATTGAGGTTGTTGGAATAATTGCCGTAACATTATATCCATTACCATTATAATATAAACTATAATTAGCATATTGAACCGTCATATCTCTAAGTGAAGATACCTGAATTTCTTTTAATTCCAAGTTTCTAGTTGAGTTAATGGTAAAATCAATTGCAAATGGATTCCTTAAACGAGCAATATCTAAATCAAAACTAGTGATATTATCAATCTCATTATAAGTTATATTTGTTGCAGTTTCACCTTTAATATAGTTCTCACCCATAAGAGTCGCTTCAAGTGCCGCAGGAAATTTTGCAATAATTGTTTCAACAGCTGTGGATAATCTTTTTACTAAAGACCCGTATTGAGTAAAATTAGTAATTTGACTTAAATCAAAATTTGGGTAAACTTTAAAGTTATTTTCAAATATGGTTCTTGACTGAAGAGTACTTTCTAAACCTAACCCTTCTAAACTAATTGGGTCAGAAAATGTTCCGGTGTTAAAAGTTCTATTTGTTTTTTCATTAAAAGAAGTCGCAAATTCAAAATTACCCTGTGTCAAACCACCCCCCGTAACTAGTTGGAAACCAACTAAATCATCAGAGAATGAACTTGCACCGGATGGACCTTGTGGAGGACATGTAAATTTTTGTAATGCCATTATTCAGTTATGTTTGTAAAGTTTTTACTAAAATCAATATTATCACCTCTATTTTGTCTAACTTCGTATAATAACGTATTAAATTGGTCTCTAATTTCGTATAAGTTATATTGTTGGTAAATGTTGTTATTTGCGTCGTAAATAGTGTAAATACCATCATCCATAGATTTAGTTTGATTACCATAAAGAGCAATCGCCAATGTTGAGAAATCTTGGTCCGCAATCTCTATATCAAGTGTTATAGGATTAAAGAAGGTATTCGACATTATTATAGTTTGATTTGGCTGCCCAATATATGGTGTAGCATTTGGTTTGTTTGTCGGAGATGACGACGGAGAAACCGTACAAAAGATTAGATTTGTATTGTTATCAGTATATCTATATCTAATTGCTTTTTGTGACGTATTTGTTAAATTTTGAACAACCGGTTCACAAAAGAATGATGATGTTACAATTCTAAAGAAATTAGGTATTTTTGTCCCATCAGAGTTTAAATACTCAATTCTAAAACCAACCAAACCTTGATTCACAAATTTATTTCTAAATTGACTTGGAACATCATTCAAATCAATAACAAGTCCTTTTACGTTAGGTAATGATGATAACACACCACAATCTAATATACTCGTTCTAATCTCCGCAGGTCTTATGTATAAGGTATAGATACCTAATTGGTTAAATTGTTCCGCTGGCAATCTTAAATTGTACAATCCACCTAATATTTCAACATTAGGGTTAGGACTTGAAGGATTTGTCTGTGAATTATTAAAATAAGGTCTCAATATAGATACCGCATCTAACTTTGTTAATACAAAATTATCTGTTTCATCTCTTGATGGTGTATAATTAAGAATGATGTCTACATCCTCCGGTGATACATCTGCCGGTCTTATCGTTCCATATGTTCCTGTTGCCATATTATTATTTTAATCTATTTTTATTATGTTGAAATATTTATAACCATATTTTTCAAGGTCACCTAAATTATCCACTTCTCCCAATCTTTCCATTGATTCAAATCCGGAAACTTTTCCTCTCTCTATAAATACATTGGATTGAACTTCTGGCTCATCAATTACATTTAATAATGCTTCATTTTTTACAATTGGTTCACATACCGTATCTATTTGTGTTACACCACTAACTACAAAGACGGTTGTACCATCACTAAAATCATAGTAATCAACACCATTTATTGTATACCCGGTGTATAATTGATTACCGTTTGCACTTCCACCCCAATATGTCCCGACAACACCTGTAGTACCTGTTATCTGAACACCAACCTTATAATACCCGTCATCTAAATCTTGTTTTTTACCATAAACCCTTAAATCTGATACCGTTGATTGAGTGTATCCACTAACAACTAATGGTACGGTTAAATAAGGATTAACACCACTTTGATAAGTTTCACAACTCGCATCACCACTATAAATAAAGTCATAACAAATTGGTGTTGCCGACCAACTACCGCCCATAGGAGTAAAACAAGTTGTACCTTTTGGGTCTAATATAGTTGCGTTAGTAAATGGTACTGTGACCGTTTTCTTCACTACATTAGAACCCCACGGACTCATACCTGACATACTAATCGTAAATTCACCGGATTGTGAGTATGGATGTGAATAAAAATTAGGACTGACATTTGTAACTGTTTGTTTTGGTGTACCATCACCCCAATCTATTTCATAAGACGAAAATTCTAAATATTTTTTAAACTCAACATCAGAAGTATTATAAAAATTGTAAGTATATGCTGATAAAGTATTGGCCGAAAATAAAAAGTTAGTCATAACTTCTTGTTGGATAATCATACCATCAAATACAGAATAATACCCAACGTCCACGGTATTTTCAGTTATTAATATTGGAATAGTCATTCCGGTTAATAATGATGTGCCTCGTTTGAGTGTTGCTTTTGAAATATTAGAAGTCGCTGTTGTTCCCGTAGCACCTGTTAATATTTGAGTCATTGATGAATATACATAAGCAGACCCATCAATATATTTGGTCACTTCTCTAGTATATATGTCACAACAAAAAGGAATTTTTTGTTCTTCAAGATATGGGTCACCGATATAATTAATTTTAAAAATATCCCCGTTTATAACTTCAGGTGATATTCTTATACGATAGGTGTTTGCACTCATTATGGATTAATATATTCATACCATTTTATGGAACTAGTCGTTCCTGCCCTATTACCTGAATCATCCAAGATTTCATAGGTTTTGTTAACATAATTTAAATTAACTTTATAATAAAAATACTTCGACTCAAATTGAAAAGCACTTGGTATTGTTGGAGGAATTTGAGGTACTTTCATCATTTTAACAAACACACCTAATTTACCATCAAAAAATTTAGCACTCATATAAAAAGTAGTTAAATCATAAAACTTAATATTTTTTAACCAATAAATGAAAAACCCTTCCTTATCACCAACAAAATCTAATTTGTAGGATGGACGTTTAATTAAAACATCCGGAATGTAAGGAGATAATGTAACCAATTCCGTAAACCCCTGTTGAACGGGGATAATTATTGTGAAATAATTAGTTTGGGATTTACCATCCATTGTATCATAAAAATCCAATTTAAAGAATGATTTGGTAAAAGGTTTTTCATAATAATATATTTCACTCTTATCAAATCCTTCAGGTAAATAACTAGTCACCCAATCATTACTTGTTGCGGTCGTAACATTATTAACATTACCACTATAGAAATGAAAATCATACTTAACATCTGTTTTTGTATCATTATCATATGGTTTATGTGAAAATCTCAATAACTCAAAATCTTCAGCAACACCAATGATATCCTTGATAACATCTTCCTCATAAAGTTCAATACTATCTTCTTGTCCATACATATCCCACTTCAGTTCAATCGGTAAAAGAATGTACTGTTCATCATTTGGGATTACAAATCTAAATTTATTACTCACAATCGTCTATTATTGGTTCTGCAGTTATTATCTGTTCATTATAATTAGTACCTTCAGGTATTATTCTAAAAATAATATTTGTATAAGGGTAATGAGACCCATTTAAAAATGGATAATTAACCCCAATATTATTAGAGTCAATAAATCCGTAACTATATAAATCCTTCCATAAAAAAGTATCTTTACTTGGAGAGTAATACGCATAATTAGGAACATCCACCACATTTTTCTTATCTCCCTCCTCAATGTAATCTGAGAATTGTCTAATAGTTAAACTATTATGTGGTTGATAATAATACCCGTAAGGATTGTCCAAAGACATACGATAACCTGTTGAACTAGTTGGTCTTCCAATATTAAATACTTTTGCGTTATACGTTATCTTATGATATAAATTAGATATAACTCTTTCTGTTTGTTCAAAATTATTCCACTCACAATAATCACCATCTAACGTATCACCTTCCTTTAAAGACCTATTATATGTGAAAACTATTGGTACTCCATTATATATTCCCAACGGTGCGTTGCTTGGTGGTGGACCTAACGTTGTATTCACATAGGTATCTATTGGGATATTTGTGTCCGACAAATTATTTATTTCACTCCACCAATATGAGGGTAATTTAGTTTGGGGATTTAAAGGTAAATTAAAATCATAACCAAATTTCATACCCTGATAACCCAATCCCGGCCCAATTAACCTACCAAACGTATAACCAAAATAACCTTTCCAAATTGTTGTAAAAAACAATTCAGTTAATGGTCTTTTTTGATTATCAATTAAATCATTAATTCTAATATCCTTATCAAATGATAATGTGTAAGATTGAGAACCTTCCTTTATAGAAACTCTAGCAATTCTGTTAGGTGTAAAACCACTACTTTCATATTTTTTCTTAACACCAAAAATATTTTGGTCAAATCCCGCATTTACTAAAATCGCATTATCAGGGTTTGTTAAAATTTTATGTCTTCTAACATAATATGTTGAGATAGTATCACTTGGGTTATCACTATTTATAATTCGTTTAAAAGTCCCTTCTGTTCCGGTAGTAAATGTTGTTCCTGTAAACCCAACATTAAAAATGTTAAAAATATATAAGTCACTTTCGTATTTCCCATCACCTAAACTATATACTTCAAAAGTATCAACCCCATTGTAGTTAAAATTTAATTTAACAAACTCTCCCGGTGTTAATCCATGTTTCATCGGACATATACATTTAATAATCCCTCTTCCGTTATATACAGTTGTATCATCATTTTCAACCACAAAAGGAATCCCGTCTGAAGCGACCCAATCTAATGTAACTGCGTTTGAAATTGATGGTATTTTAATAATAGCATTTAATTGTTTTTGATAATCATTTTCAAATGGATAACTAACATAATGCGTCCAATTATATGTTGAAGCACTTTTGCTTACAAAAGTCAAATGATTATATGGTGGTTGAGTATAACCCGGAACATTGTAATCAGTTCTAATAAAATCAAATTCATTATATTGTGGAAATCCTGACCAAATAACACTTGGATTTATACCAGTTGGGGTACAATTATTCGCCGCCGCTTGAGCTTCATTAACATAATACAGATTATTTTCAAATGGTATGTAATCCGTACTACCTGTATATGAATTATTAAATAATAATGAAAATTTACAGGTAGGTCTAAATATATCAGATTTTTGTCTTTCATCATCAAACACTTGTTCCAAACTAACATCAATATTCCTATCAAATTCAACATTTATTTGAGCGGTTTGAACTAAAGGAACATTGAACATCAGATTGGTGTCTGGTGCCGATTTATATCGTAAAGAACCTAAAATTACTCTAGTATCAATTCTATTTCCCATATTATAATGTTGTTGTTGTATCTAACCATTTAGTTGTGAATCTATCAAATGCCGATTTACCTTTTTTCAATCCAAAATAAAAATAAAACGGAGCTCCGGTATTAAACAATCTGTCATCATATGAATTTGATTCAATAGAGTTAAACTCCGGATTTAATGTTCCATCAGGATAAACAGAATAAATATAACCTTTAAAGTATTTGTTTTCAGGACTTTGAGATGTTCTCATATATCTTGATGAAGGTTCAGTTCTGTCTAACAATTGATAAGGATAATTAAAAAATGCTGGGTTGTTTATTGGGTTAGTATACCACCCATTTTTTTGAGACCCAAAAATACTATTGGTGTCATCTGGTTTTATATTCCATTGATAAAATGGAACCGTTTGAGTGAATACCGAAAAATAACTAAAAGTACACGGTTGATTCGCAATCCCATCAGGGTCAATAATCGTTCTTTTTGGTGATATAAAATCTCGCGTTTGAGTATCTGAAGAAAAGAAAACACCAAACACCACCTTATTAATATCACTTGACGGGTTATAATATATTGGGTTTTGTTGTCCAGCAGGATTGTCAGGATAATTTAATGATTGGAACGGCGCCACCGATAATTCAGAATTAATAGCAATCATTTGAGCATAATCACCATCAATCATAAGTTTAGTTCTACTGAAAAATGATAGGATACCAGTATTATTTAACCCAATTTTTTGCAAAAATCCGGGACTAGCTAATCTTGTAATAATTAAAAGATTTAATAATTCAGAAACATCACCATAACTTGACGTATTTAACCTATTCATAACATACCCATCAAAATCATCAGACATAACCAATTCTTGTATATATAAGTTTCTTGGTCCTAAATCCATGATAGTTGTTGGATATTTTAAATTTTTTAAATTACCACCATAACCACCAAATATACCTTCTATAACTGAAGCAGGACGAGGTCTATCCATACCAATAAATTCAGAAATACTATCATTCCAAGGACTACTTCTATAATAAAAATTATTAGTGTCTTGGTCAAAATAAATATTTTCACTACAAATTCTACTCACAGGTCGATTTTGACTATTGAAAACAATATCATTAGAAAATGAAAAAGTGTAAAGAACTCCATTAATCCAATTGTTCGTAAATAAATGAGAAAATACATTTCTACATGCACCAAACATTACTTGAATCCTATTTGTCCATTCAAACACTACTTGAAAATCTTGACCTGATAATAAAGAAAGTATTGGTTGAGTAATTAATATGTAACAACCACCATCAAACTTAACTTTACCACCACCAAAACTCCAACAAGAATTTCCTTTATCATATATTCTTAAATTATTTTTTCCACCAATTTCTTCACTATAATAACACCCTAACGGTGCCATATCACCACAATTAAATGACTTTAAAATTTGATTAACAAGTTCTGGTTCAGCATCCGGACCAACTATTGGTTCAGGTGCAAAAGCCCCCGCTTCTCCCACAAATACATTTGATGACCCCGTACCACCAACACTTTGATTAATAGTTGCACCATCATCAGTTACAACAAAAATTGCAAAATTAGTGTTTGTGTGTAAAGGGAAACTATTACCTAAATTATTTTGTACAACTGTTGATGTTGGTAATCTATCAGACCTCATCACTATTTTACGTTGATTAACACTAGTTAAATCAAAATTTAAAACCGCCGTACTTGGATATTTTGGCGCGTAATAAATACCTTCAACTGAAAATGGGTTACTTCCAGTAGTTTGATTTATATCTAATCTCTGATAAAACATAGTACCACCTTCAACTATCTCACCTAAATAATAACCTCTATTATCATTAGGAGAAACGTTGTATGTTCCCGCTCTTCTATTATAAGGAACACTAAATACTATACACTGTATGTCATAAGTATACTGAATGTCCCACTCCATAATAAACCCATTCCAACCACGCGTTCCTTCTTGATAAGGAAATGGTGGGTTATCATCATTCGTATATTGGTTAACCACTTTAGACACTGTAGATGATGGTGATGTCACGGATGATAATGTAGGAAGTCCATTTACCGGAGTAAAACCACCGTTTGTTGTATCTAAATTAGAATAATACGTATGTAAATTACTCGAGAAAGCACTAAAACCAAATGTTTCAAATAATGGGTTAGGTGGTGTTATAGATGGTAGAAAACGAAACGAATTAAAATAAAAATCAGATGTTAAATTACTATTAGTAATATGATTAACACAATTTAAAGTACCTTGAATTGGGTAATTTAATTTATATTTTTCACCCATTACTATTGTTGATGAATTACCAAAATTATAACCAAATAATCGACTTAAATCATATTGAACTTTAGTTCTACTTGAATTAGGGTCAACACCTCTAACCAAGAAAATAACTTTCTGTTTATCCATTGATTTATAATAATCTATAGGTGAAAAATATCTTTCTATTGTTGACCAAGACAAGTGTGGATTACAAGGAAACGCAAATTCTTGAGGTTGGCTTACACGATAAAATCTCATATCGTTATTTAAAAACCTATTATAAAATGAATTATTGCTGTTCCAATCATTAGGTAATGAAGCCGTACTAGTATTACACATTCCACTATATTGAGCATAAGTCATACCTGTAATAACTTGAAAATATTCAACATCCATAGGGAATCTAGCATATCGAGGGTCACCTGAAAAAGTAACAATTTGATATGATACAGATTGATTACCTGAAGTACCATCAGGATTTGCATAAGTAATCGAAATTGTTCCGGGATTAGTTGTTGACCCACTATTTATTGTCGTACCTGTAATGGTATTTGTACCATACTCATTTAATGTAGTTCCGGTATTAATAACATTTTTATCTTTTGATAGAGTAAAATCTTGAAAAGATAACATAGTACCCGCTTCTAAATTTGTTGCACTTTGAGTACATACTATCGCAACCACATTATCATAATGAAAATTAGTTGTTGGTGTCGGAGGATTTAAATCCGGTTGAAATGTTACTTTAATTCTATTAACCCCCCCACCAGGATTATCACCACTTTCATTAAAATATTTTCCTTTAGTATTAAACAAATTTAATCTTTCAGATACAGTTAAACTCGATGAAAAATATAAATATTCAGGATTATCCGCAGATAATGCAGGGTCTTCGTCATCATTTGTTGATATAACTGAAGTAGGAACTCTTGTTGAGGGTGTAAATGACGCATTGTCAGCATTACCCAAACCATCTCCCGCAAATAAATTTTGATAAACAGAATCACCTGTGTTAACACCGGGTACAGGTGGTGGTCCGGGTGTTCCATTATTTAATCTATTAATCTTATATTGTGAGGCGATTTCAAATGGGGTTAATAATGATGAACCAGCCCCTTCAGGAAGAGATTCGTCTGGCGCGTCTATTTCTAATTGTTCTACATCAGGTTCATCTTTAGGTAAATCTCCATTATCACCACAATCACAAAATGAACACTCCGGATAAGATAAATTTGGTATTTTAATATTTTTTAACTTATCAGGAAATTCAAGAATTTGTTTTGCCAAACGATTAGCGTCTGATATACCAGGACAATTCATTTTGTCTCTTAATTTTCTAAATCGTCTACCAATTATCGGCAATGCCCCAAGAATACCTAAAAGTGGTTTTAAAATAGCCGCACAAATAAACCCAACAAGAAGTATTAAAGGATAAAGAATAACGACTAATATTATTCCTATAACTTTAAGAACAAACCAAAGAATATGAATAACAGGTATTAATGAGATAAAAACAGGTCTGAATAAAAACAACATTATCCAAAATAAAAAATAAATTAAGTCAAACCTAAAAACACCATCATTTGTTGGAAATTTATTGTTCTCACTTTCACAAGAATCATCAATAATATTTTTAATACCAATAAATTGTGTATTTAAATACCCTTTTCTATATTGGTCAACTAATTGAGATACAGTATAAACTTTATTATATTGCATTAAATAAAACGTATCTGTACAATCTATTGCCGATTGAAAATCAACATAATCATCCCAATCTAAACTAAACGCATATGACTTCTTTTGAAGTGTTGCGTTTGGGTTTGAACCACTAGTTGTCCAACCGTGTTCTTTAACATTTGGTACTAAAAAATACCCTCTTCTAACAGGTTCTGATATTGATGGTGATTGATTCCATTTAACTTTGAATCGGTATTTACCTTTAGTCGGGATACCTTTTTTAGGGTCATCAGATATAACTTGTTCCCCAAACTCATTAGTTATTAAATAATCTAAATTCATTGGGACATCTACTAACCACGCACCATTATCATCAATAACTTGACCACCTTCTTCTAAATCCACTGTCTCTAAAATTGGTTTACCCTGAGCATCTAAAAAAATAGTTTGTCTTATTGCTAATATTTCTCCCGGGCCGGTTACTAAAGTACATTGTGAACCGGATTTAAGTCGGGGTTTACAATTTCTCGGAAGGGCTTCGTCATCGTTACTTGAAACAATCGAACCCATAAAGATGGATGTTGGTCTAATATCAATACCGGATTCTTTAGATAAATCAAAATCAGTTCTTGTTATACCCAAATTACATATTTCAGGTTGACCCCATAACGGCTCAACCTCAATAGTTCTATTAAAATTAATAATTTGAGGTAACGAATTTAAATTTGATGATGCTTTGAAATTTATACCAGCAACTTGAGTTGGTGTTGCAAGACCCATTCTAATTAAATCTTGAGGTGATAATGAAAATTCCCCAATATCTGATAAGTCAATATCAACAACAACTGTTTGACTTCCGGTTGGTACACCAAAAATCATATAGTCACCGCTAGAGTTTGTTACAGTAGAGTATTTGTAGTATTTATCGTATACCTGTATTAAAGTTGGGTCGGTTAAAACATCCTTCCGATTAAAAAAAGTTCCTGTTGGATTATGTCCACTATGAGATTTAACATATGGTAGTAGATTATATCTATAACCATCTTCATTTAAATCTGTTAATGTTTTATACGGATATAAATCAGAAGTAACAGGATTAAGTTCGTCATTTGTGTCTAAAGGTATAAACACAGAAACTTTAGCATTTGGAATACCAAAACCATTGTTCACACTTACCCTACCAACAATTACCCCGTAATCAGAGCATTGTCTAGTATATATTTGACTTTGTAATAATTTTAGAGATAGTATTTCTAAATACTCAAATTCTTGGTCTATCAAGACGTTAAGTGATTTGTCAACACCAGGCTCAGTACGTATTCTAAATGAATTGGACATAATAATCTTTTTTAATAAATAGTTTATATACTATTTTCAAAAGATAATTCAATAAATTTTAAAATAAATTGCTAAGAGAAATTAACCGTTTTAATATTTTTAACTCTCACATTGATATCTTTGTTTGGATATCTAACTTGATACACTTGTCTTGGTTCGGCAAAAATTGTATCATCAACTAATTCAATTTGTTTAGTTTCCGAATCAATATATCTTTGTGATGTTTGAGAGGAAGAATATTGACCACCAACTTTATTAAAAAATGTCATGTCAGAAACGGAAATAACCCCATTTTCACTTTGAACTAATCTTCTTAATTCTGATACATTAACATTTTCACCCATTTCTTGGTTTGTTGGGTCAAAATAATCTGTGATTATATTAATTATTTGAGAAATAATAGAACCTTGATTTTGTGAATTGTCTAACACAACGTCAACATTTATTGCTAAATCAATAACATTTGCACTTTCAATTGACACATAATCATTAATCATACGATAATTTGACAGGTAGTTTGCAACATTATTTTTTAAAGTGTTTGAAACAATCTCAGTTAATCTACCAGTTTCATCATATGATAACATTTGAACTTTAATTTTATTATTCTCTTCAGTTATCGCAACTTTAGCCGGTGCTCCAAATTGTGAGGGCATTGTTCTAATGATTGATTCATAATCATTTACTGTAACTGCTCTGTTTTGTGCTGTAAAGTTATATGAAACTAAATTTCTAACTTCTTCTGTTGTTGGATAGTTTGCCCCACCAATAGCCGCTGTAATATTATTACATCTTAATGAATTAACCACAGTCGTATTAACTGATTCAGATGGACCATTCACAAAAAATGAAACTGTACCAATTTGTGTTATAACCCCAACACCTAAATTAGTTCCTGTACCACCACCAATTCTATATTGAACAAATAATGTGGTATTAGGTTTTAAAGTACTACCTAATGCGAAGTTATTAGAATATTTGTATAAATTTAATGGTTTACCATCTCGGGCAAATTCTCTTAATTGTTCATCAGCCGATTGACTACCACCACCAAAGGTCATTTTAAAGAAACCTTCAGGTGTAAATTCTGTTATGAATTTAGTTGCGGTATTCACATATCTACCAACTTTAATACCAGGGTTATCCGAAACTTTTGTTGGGTCTTCAATAAACACTCTATCTTGGGCTAAAGCCTGTACTTCAAACCATCTATTATCAACACCTAAAAATTCTTGATTTGAGGGTACATTGGCGTATTGAGTTCCATCTTTTAATAAAACACTTGTTACTCCTAAAACGGTCTTTTCAGGTAAAAATAATTCAAAAAATGGTCTAACATCATTTGCGGTAATAACTCTTTTAAAAACTTTAGTTATACCATTAACAACGGTCTCACGTTTAACAATTGTATAATTTAATAACTTATTGTTTGAGTCGAAATTTGGGATTTTTAGTCTATTAGGAAATCCGTCTGCGTTTGATGGTGAAGAAAAATCAATATCATAAACAGTTTCAAATACTTGACCCGCGCCACTTACTTGAGAACCTCTACGTAGAATACCACAATACCTTAAATCCTCTTTATCTCCAAAAGCAGGTACAGTTATTGAAAAATCAACTAAAGCAACTGAAGGTCTTTGACCCGGAACTTTTAATCCATAAGTTTTGGCGATGTTAAATACTGATGACCTTTGTTGAGCGTACTGTAATACCGTTTCTTGAATACTTCTATCTATGTTGAATTGAAGGTTGTCGGTAACCGCAGCGTTTAGGTCTAATAATACAGAGAATACACTCGCATCATTAAAGTTGTCAACTAAATCCGGATAATAAGTTCTTGTAAAGTTTATTAACTCGGTTCTAATTGATTGGAAATCTCTCGTAGTATACGATATTTTTTTATTTGCCATATTCTTTAAATATTTAGGATTACAAAATCACTAGCGTTAAACACGTCATTATTTATTTGATAATCTATTTTTACTTTCGCAGTGTGTTCTTTAGTTCCAATACCCGGTACTCTAAAAACACGTGTATCGTATTGGTCAACATAAGTACCTTTATCTTCTTCACCATCTGATGCCGCGGTGATACTTATGTTTTTAATTGTTATTCCCGGTATATATTCCTCAACAGCGTCCCTAATTTCAGCATCAATATCTGAAAATGTAGGACCATCTAATGGTTCAAAAATAAATTCATACAATCTTGTACCAAAATCGGGTAAAAAATATCTACTTCCTTTTCTAGTCAATAATAAATGTATTAAGTCCGTTCTTGTTTCTTGAGTACTATCTGTGGAAAGGTCTAAATACTTTCCATCATAAGAATCCCTAAAAGGGAAATTAATACCATATGTTTTTCCATCTGCCATATCTATAAATATAGTGTCGTAATTATTTCTTATAAATAGAGTAAAATAAAAAATCACGACCAAAGTCGTGATTAATATTTATTTCTATTAAGAACCACATCCAAAACACTCAAATTCTGTGTCTGTTGGTTTTGAAGTTAGTTCAACTGTTGGTTTCTCAATTGGTTTTAATTGACCAACTTTTGAGATATCCACCGCCAAGTGTTTAGCTCCGGTTGATATCGCTTTAGTTCTAACATAATAACAAAGAGTTTTCAATCCTTTACCCCAAGAATGGAAGTGTGATGATGAAATCTTTGATAGTGTTGGATTAGACATATAGATATTCATTGATTGTGATTGGTCAATGAATGGTGCTCTGTCTGCCGCCATATCAATAAGTTCTCTTTGAGATATTTCCCAAATTGTTTTGTATTTTGGAATTAAATGTTCAATTCTTTTAACTTTCTTGTTATAATTTTTATCTTCTTGGTCAAGATAATTATTAAAGTTAATATTTTGAATTGACCCTTCATTCATAATGATTTCATTTTTCAAATCTTCAGACCAAATACCAATTTTCTCAAAATCACTAATTAAGTATTTGTTAACAATTAAAATTTCTCCTCCAACTACACGACGATTAAATAATGCCGAGTGAGCCGGTTCTGTCATTTCAAATGAACCTGTAATCTTAGCTGAAGATGCAACTGGCATCTGAGCCGTGAATAATGAGTTACAAACTCCGTGATTAGATACTTCTAATTTAAGTGAGTCCCAATCCCACATTCTTCCTAAACCTTCATAATCTAACCCCCACATATCGAATTGGAATATACCTTTTGACATTGGCGAACCGTTAAAGAATTCGTATGGTTTGTATTCACCTGATTTACATAATTCCATACTTTCGGTGATTGCCGCAAAGTAGATTGTTTCAAAAATTTCTTTGTTTAATTGTTTCGCCTCTTCAGATGTGAAGATATAATCCATTAAGAAAAATACGTCAGCAAGACCTTGAGTTCCAATCGCAATTGCTCTTTGTTCTAAACCACCTTTTCTACCTTGTTCAGTTGAATAACTATTAATGTCAACAACTTTGTTAAGTGCTCTAACAACCTTTCTAACTTCACTATAAAGTAATTTGAAATCAAACTCCCCTTTAACGATAAAGTTTTTCAATACCATAGATGATAACGTACAGATTGCCGTAGTATTTTCATCGGTATATTGGTAAATCTCATTACATAGATTAGATTGTTTAATCACCCCAATGTTTTGATGGTTAGTTTTTCTGTTAGCACTATCTTTAGAACATAAGTAAGGAACTCCGGTTTCAACTTGAGATTCAATAATTTTATTCCAAATTGTTTGTGCTTTCACTTTTTTACCAAGACCAAGTTCAACCGCTTTGTTGTAGTTTGCCTCATACTCAACACCATAAGTTTCCTGTAATGGTTTGATACCCGCCTTTTTAATGTCGTTAGGACAGAACAAATACCAATCAGAATTATTCTTAACCGCCTCCATAAAGTTGTCCGGTAACCATATTGAGGTAAATAAATCTTTTGCTCTTAATTCTTCAGCTCCCGTATTCTTTTTGATTTCAAGTAAATCAATGATGTCTTTATGCCAAGGTTCAATGTAGATAGCTGCACTACCCGGTCTTCTACCTTGTTGATTAAAGAATCTTAATCCTTCATTTACAATCTTTAAGTATTTTAATAAACCACCCGCAAATCCACCTGATGAGTTAATACGACTTTCTTTACTACGAATGTTAGACATACATAATCCAATACCTGCAGCATCTGACGAATACGTTGAAATATCGTTGAATGTTTGCAATAACCCTTCTCTTGAGTCCCCGTGATTGTATTTCAATACACAAGATGCTAGTTGAGGTGTTTTAGTTCCCGCGTTAATCATAATCGGTGTCGCAGGAGATATAACTTGATTTGATAATGATTGATAATATTCAACCGCTTGTTCAAATGATTTAGTAACCCATAAAGCAACTCTCATATACATATGTTGAGGTCTTTCAATTACTCTACCTTCAGGATTTTTTAACAAATACATTTCTTGTAATGATTTCCAAGCAAAATAATCAAAATTGTAATCATTCTCGTGATTAATTACAGAATCAATATTTTCAGGACCATATTGTTCAATAGTTTCCATTAACTTATCGTTAATAATACCATCAACGTGTAATGTGTGCATTGTGTTACAGAAACTTTCATCAGTTTCTTTATGATACGCAGAAATAGCAACAGATGATGCTAATCTTGAGTAGTCGTGATGACTTCCGGTATATGCCGCAGCAATCTCATAAACTAACTTATCCAACTCTTTGGTTGTAATAACACCCTCTGTTGGAACTGAAGTAATCACCTTAATGAATACCTCATCAGCATTTACGTTTAATCCTCTTGCCGCTCGTTTAACTCTATTATAAATTTTTTGGGGGTTGAACGAAACTTCGTCTCCCCCTCTTTTTCTTATCTTTAATGACATCATATTAAAAATCGTCTGTAAATGTTAATGACTCACCTAACTTGGCCTTTTGATACTCCATTGTTCTTGATTCAAAGAAGTTACCTTTTGTTTCAACAGCAATCTGTTCCATAAATTTAAATGGTTGTTCCACATTAAAGTGTTTTTTACAACCAAACTTAACCAATAATCCGTCAGTAACAAATTCAAGATATTGTTTCATTAAGTTTGAATTCATACCAATTAAAGACACAGGTAATGATTCAGTGATAAATTCTTTTTCAATTTCTAAAGCGGATAGTAAGATTTCTTTAATTCTTTTCTCCGTTGGTTTGTTCTCAACGTGATTGTTAATCAAATGAATAGCAAAATCACAATGTAAGTTCTCATCTTTAAAGATTAATGAATTTGCATTACATAATCCTTGCATAATTCCTCTTGATTTCATCCAAAAGATAGAACAGAATGAACCGGAAAAGAAAATTCCTTCAACAGCCGCGAACGCAACTAATCTTTCTTGAAAAGAGGCGTTCTCAATCCAATCAAGAGCCCATTTAGCTTTCTTTTGAACTGCCGGTAATCTATCAATTGCGTGGAAACATTCGTCTTTCTCTGTTTCATCAGAAACATAAGTATCAATCAATAATGAATACATTAACGAGTGAATGTTTTCCATCATAATTTGAAATCCGTAGAAGAATTTCGCCTCAGCGTATTGAACCTCTTTTAAGAAATTTTCAGCCAAGTTTTCATTTACAATACCATCAGACGCTGCAAAGAACGCTAATATATTTTTAAGGAAATATCTTTCATTATCAGATAGGTTTTCCCAATCTCTAATATCGTTAGATAAATCTACTTCTTCTGCCGTCCAAAAAGCCGCTTGATGTTGTTTGTAAAATTCCCATATATCATTATGTTCAATAGGGAAAATAACGAATCTGTCATTATTTGGTTCTAATATTTTTTCTTTCATTTTTAAATTAATTTTGTGTTTGTTCTTTTTGTTTTCTTTTGTCTAACAAATCTTTTATTCTTTGTCTGTTTCTTTCTTCGGTTTGTTCTTCTAACCCTAAAAATGTTACAGAACTTTCAGTGTCAATCTCCAACATACCATTATCAAATTTACAATTCTCAAATACAACACCATCATCACCAATACGTGATTTAGTAATTGCAATCGTTGCTAGTTTCATTTCTTTTTGTTGTAGAGATTTTGCCACGGAAATGATTACGTGTCCAACCTGTGCTTTTTTAATAGAACCCCCCATTTGGTCAGTAGTTACAACATCAGAAGATATTGAACTTCTATTACCTTGAGTTGCCGTCCACCCTACCAAGTCAAGTTCGTGACACATAGATTCAAATGCTCTCATCACAGACCCTTCAGATTTCCATTCATCCCCCAAGTTTTTATCCGGAACTACACAATCAATGTAGTCCAATAATACCATATCAATTTTGTTTCCTTCAGAAATCATTTTTCTAATTTGATTCTTAATTTGCATCATTGTTACGGTGTCAGATGGAAGTTTTTTAAGTATAAGTTCATTAGGCATTTTCTCCTTAATCTCTTGAACTTTAACCATAACTTCATCCTTTTTTAAAGACAATTCATCCGGATGAATTTTTGTCCATAATGTAATGTGTTTACGTTGGATAATCTTTGGGTTATCCTCAAAGAATATTTGTAAAACATTATATCCCAAATTAAATGCGTGATTTGAGATTTTTGTCAGTAAAGTTGATTTACCAACACCTGTTGGTGCTAATACAACACCGATTTCACCTTTAGCTAAACCACCTTTTAATAACCTATCTATTCCCGGAATACCCATTGGTATCGGATGTCGATAATCTTCGTTTAAAACGTCATCTAAATTACTGAAAACACTTTCCGTTCCTTTTTCGTGTTCCCCAACTTGAAGAGCTTTACTAACCATTTCCTCTAATGTGTCATAACTCTCAAATTCACCAGTGTCGATGATTTTTTGAGCTTTAACCATTACTTTCTGTAACTCCTGTTGCTTACAGAACTTCATTGATTTTTCTTGTACAAATTCTGCACCCTCAAGAGTAGATTCCTTAACTTTTGTAAGGGTATCAATAATGATTTTTGCCGCCAGAGGTTGTTGTATCTCAGATTTTGTGATTTGTTCTAATGTGTCAAAGGTTGGTGTATGTTCGTATTTTGTATAATACTCTTTAATCATTTGAATGATTAGTTTAAAGTATTTATTTTCAAAATAACTTGTTTCAATCACATCGATAATAGACCTTGAGAAATCTTTGTCGATAATGATTTGGTTTAATAATTGTATCTGAAAGGTACTACCTAGATACTCGAAATTTTTGTTTGACGCCATATAATTTTTCTTTTAGTGTATTAATAAATACTACACACTTAAGGTAACATCCAGATATTTTTTTGTTAAATTTTTAGATGAAAAAATGTCAGTCAAGTTCATCAATAAGTTTTTTAGGTGTGGGCGTACATCCACAGTATATCTTATCTTTGGGGGGTATATTTTAGCATCCACTTGTCTATGACAAATTGTCATATCATTTTGTTTAATGAAGATGTTAAAATACTCCGGACCATCAGTATATGACGTTTCCAAAATAGCCGGATTGTTAATAATTTCATACATGTTATCAGACATATACGTTACTGTTTTCAATGATAATTGAGTTTGAATGTCTTCTTTAAATTCACGAAGTAATTCATAAAGTTCTAATGAGTTTTTTGCCTCATTGTTAAACTCTCTTACGTTAAAAAATCTTTGTACAATGATGTTATCATTTACCATCATTAAGAATTCTAATTTTACCGATTCTTGGTCTTTCATAGTTTTAATTAATTGTTGTTATAATTTCTTTTTTCTTTTCTCGTTAGTTTCATAAAGGGTCTAACAAAATTCACCCACGCGTCATCCCCCTTTGGTAGATATTTAAAAAAACCGTCTTCCATCATCATCTTTATAAGATTCCTATGTCCCCGACCATCCGGGTCTAACGTTTCTCTATAATATAACTCTACAAGTTCTTTAGCATCATCAGTAATTAACGGATTCGATAGATTTATTATTTTCTCATTAATAGTGAAAAATTCCTCCCCATGAACACCTCTTTTAGTTTTACCCGATATTAAATTTTGTAATGTTTTATTATTCTTATTTTCTTTAAGTAGGTTCTCAGCTTTTTGTAAAATATCGGTAATAGTAACCGGTTTTTCAAGTAACTCAGGGAAAAACTTAATAAGTGTTTTTTCACCTAAACCTGAAATACCATCAATGTTATCAGATTTGTCACCCGATAAAATTTTATAAGTTTTAATATTTTGATGCGGAAATTCGTAAATATCACATTTGATTTTACTACCTAATTGATAAGTTTCTTTAGTTCTTGGGTAATACACCGAAACCTTATCTGAAATAAGTTGGGTGAGGTCTTTATCCCCCGAATAAATGGTTTTTTGTTCGTTATCAGAGATTTGGCAATAGTAAGCAATCAAATCATCCGCTTCGTTATTATCTACGTTGATTTGTCTCACATAACAGTCCTCCAAGTATTGTTTAATTCTTTCTTTCTGCTCAGTGAAAGAATCTAACTTATACTCGTTGTCTCTGTCTCTACGTTGTTCTTTGTATTGGGGATAAATAAGTTTGCGAGTTGAAGAGTTATCATCACCATCCCACATAACAACAACCTTATCAAAGTTTTGTTCATCTATGAATCGTCTAATGGTGTTCACAAAGTGCCATAAGGCACCTATATGTTTTCCATTATGATAATAATCTTTTACTCCGTGAAATCCAATCTTTACTAAATTATTGCCGTCCACTAATAGGGTTTTAACCACTTGTTTTGTTTGTATTCGTTACTAATCTTTTTCTTCTACTTCTTTCAAATCAAAATCACCATCTGTTCCAATGATGTTTTTCCAATATTCAGAGTATTCTTTTTTGTACTTCTCAATTGAAGCTTTTTCTTCTGTAGTCTCTTTACCTGCCAAGAATCCATGAGGTGTTACTATAATTTTACCATCCTCATAACCTAATCCATTGATGTGGTTTTTCATTACTGAAATTTTAGTTCTCACAGCAAATTTGATAGTTCTCTTATCTTTAGTCGCAGTAATTTTTGTTGTTCCCGCACCTTTCTCATTACCAAAACGGAATACTAATGAAGAGTTTAACCAAATTGCCTCACCACCTTTAGCTTTAATTTTAGGTTGTCCAAATGGATTATCCGGAAGTTCAACCCAAGGTTGGTTAACAATAACCAAAGTATTCTCATATTTAGAATCCGCTTTACGACTTCCTGAAATTCTTTGATTAATTCCCATTCCAATTTTATCAGCTAATGCAGCAGCATTATGTTGTTTTCCACCTTTACCTTCATAAGTCATTTTACAAGGGACTGAACCAACAGAATCCCATAAGAACAATAAACTATAATCTAATTCACCTTTCTCTTGAGCATCTAATAAAGAGTTGATGTAGTCAGTAATTTGTTCAATATAACTGAAGTTATTATTGAAGATGTAGAACCCGTCCCATTCTAATTCACCTGTTTCTTCATCAACCATTTCTTCACACTCAAAACCCATAAGTTTAGCATGTTCAAACGACCATTTTTGTTCCGTAATAATGAATACAGGTAATATTTGTTTTTTCTGAGCATCAACCGCACATTTAACTAAAGCTGTGGTTTTACCTGTATCGGAATGACCCAAGAACATATTTAAATGTCCAATAGCCGGACCCGGAATACCAACAGCATCCAAAAAGTCAGGACCTAAATCAAAGAACCTTTGTGGTTTGTATTTTGCAGATGTAGAGAATTTGTCCTTAATGGACTTGAAATCATGTTTTTTAATTGCCATATCTCTAATTAATTTAATTTTTTTAGTTTTTTTAGACAAGTTGGACACCAAGTAAGACCTAGTGTCCAAGTAATATGTCTATATTTTTTTTTTGATTAGAAAGGCATATCATCTTCCGGTTCATCACCCGCTTGTGGGTCAATCGGAGCAGATGGTTTAGAACCACCAAATGACATCTCATCAGAATCAGAGTTACCATAATCGTAACCACCTTTATCAGAGTTCCATTTTGGAGTCTCACCTCTTGCGATAGCTTCTAAATACTCAACAGGTTTTTTAGAGTAAACATCTTCCCAAGATAACTCATCGTTAACCCATCCGTCAGCAGTTGCTTTGTCCTCATGAACAGGAGCCGCGTCATCATACATAACTGTTTGGATTACTGTGTAAAATGCACCTTTTGGAGTTTTAGCTTTAGTCAATTCTAAAATGATATCTCTACCTGTTACCGGGTCAGTAATATCACCTTTATTTCTCCAAATAGGAATAATTTTATCTAAAATTCCTTCATTTTTGTAGTTGTGTTTAAATCTCCAAAATTTAACACCGTCTGCCTCGTTATCTCTATCAATAACTTTCACAATGTAAAATTTACGTGATAAATAATTTTTAGCTAACTCTTTGTCAGATTCTTTTCCGGTTGAACGAAGTTCTTCGTAAACCTCATTTAAAGGTGAACGTTCGTTGTCGTTTTTTCCCGGGTCATAAAATTTTTGGAATTTTCCATCTACTTGAATCTCGTGATACCAAACTTCTTTAAATGGGGTTGAACCATCTGTAGTTGGTAAGATTCTTAATCTTCGTTGCCCTTGAGTTTCCTTGTCTTGAAGGATTGCCGCGAAGTATTTTTTCATTCTCTCTTCTTGTGTAAATTTTGAGGTAGAAGAAGAACTACCTTGTTTTGATTGCTCGTATTGAGCCAAAACTGCGTCTAATGAATTTGTCGCCATAGTGTTTAAAATATTTAAAGGTTTATTAAAGTATAAGTGTCAGCCGTGTGTTTGTCAAATTGTTTTGTAAAAAAAACGGTCCGAAGACCGTTAAAATTATCTTACTTGTCTAAATGGATTTACTTCGTCTTCAAAATTTCTGAAGGTTTTTTTAATCTCATTTGGTGAATAATCTTCAACTTCGTCTTGAGTTAAAACATATTCATTTTTTCCTGTTTTTTCCATATCCTCCTCTTTATCATCAAAGAATTGACTTAATTTTTGATTGAAAGGACCTGAATCTAATGTTCTTAATTCTAATTTTTCTTGAGGAGTTTTTTCTCTGTATTTTTCAACTTTAGCTTCTAAATCATTTAATTTAGTCATGATACCATCCATTTCACCTAATTTAGTTTCTAAATTATCTAAATGTTGGAATAAGTTATTAAAATACTCTTCTTGTTTCTCTTCAACTTTTTTCTGTGATTTTACTAAATCAGTAATATCCATTTCTTCCGTTTTTGATTCTGATTTTTCATCATCACCAATTTTTTCCACATCCGGGTCAGTCGCAACATCAACCGGTTGAGGTCCTGCCGGAGCCGGTGGGGCAATCGCAGCATTTGGGTCTGCCGGTGGAGCCGTTTCAGGAGCTAATCCTGCATCAGGAGCCGGAGCTGCGTTTGGGTCAACTTCACCAGGTGGAGGAGGTAACGTAGCATCTTGTTCAACAATATATTGATTGATAGAATTATATCTAGCAATTTCCTCTAAAATTTGATTGTCTATTTTTTTCATGTTATTAACCGTTTAATAGTTGTTTTACACCTGTTAAAGTTTCAACTTGAATTTTTTTATTTTTGTTTAATGTGTTATCAACTCTTTCAATTAAACCATCTTTCATTCTGATAGTATAACAATCTCCAGTGTCTAAATCACATACTTGTTTAGAACCATCCCCCAAATCTTTTTCGGTACTTCTGGTATTTTTACCTAAATAGTTGTCTAATATTAATTTTGTGTCCATAATCTTTTATTTATAAATATCTTTTATTTTGAAAAAACTTAATTTAACATGTTGTTCCGTTTCTAGAACATGGTTTACTATCCCAAATAATTTCAGAACCTGTATATGGTTGACTATAACATTTACAACAAATATTATCCTTAACTTTTTTCCACAAATTGACTTCAATCACTTTACGAGCTCCAAAATCCTCATCAGGACATTTTATTGGTGTGAAAACATATTGAAATGAATAACTAATATTTGGAAAAGCATTAACTTTTACAACCAAAGTAAATGTATATTCCTTATCATTTCGAGCTTCCTCTAAAATTGCTCTAATGTTAGGAACTGAAACAAATGCACCAATATTTTTATTTTTGTCTGGTTCTATGGTAAAACTACCAATTTCTACTTTATCAATACCTCCCACAATATATAATTTAGCAGGATAGTTTTGTGTTAATAATTCATCTTCATAATCAATAACAAAATCACCCCTAAGTTGACTATTATATATGTCAATATTTTCTATAGTCGCTTTACTAAATTTTTTACTATTTGCAAAAATTTCTTCATCAGTTGTGGCTTTTGGTGGTGTATTAGGTGGTGGAGTACCACTTACATTTCCACTACCGGTTTTAAATAAATCAATAGATTTTTGAACACTAGTTTCCATTTGACTTAATTGACTAGGATTATCTTGAACCAATTTGTTATAAACATCAATATTTTTTTGATTTGCCGAGAAATATAATGTATAAAATTTAACAATTTCTTTTGCGGTTATATCAGGTAATAAACTAATTTTACCACTAAATCTCGCAATTAAAAATTCAACATGTTTAGACAAATCTGAAAAAATCGCATATGGTACATTACTTGAATTACAATAAAATTGTGGATTAAAATAAGAAACACCTGTTTGACCCCAATTTTGTAATAAATCAACACCTGAATAGTTGTTTTCTTTTGTTTCCAATTCAGTTCCATTTGATGACCCCAAATAAATTGTTGCAAACACTAAATACCTTAATTTTTGGTCAGCGGTTTGAGTAATAATTGTACTAATAGAGTCTTTATATTTAGATTTAGTTGTTGTTGGAGAATCAACTTTATCATATTTTCCATAATTACTTATTGGTGTACAACTTGGGTAATCTGTTGAACTGTTTGCTGGTTTGTCTACCGCGTCTTTAACAGTATTATTAGTTTGACTAATAACATTATCTTGTTTAGTACCACTTTCTTTAATTGCCGCTTGTTTGTCTTGTTTATTTTTCTCAATAATTGAAGTTAATAAATTAGTTTTTAAAGTTTGTATGTAACTATCTATTTCAGGTAAATTTGACACAGATTGTCTGATTCCCTTAAATATTGTTTCAAACGTGCCAGGCCCAATACTATGATTAACTTCTTGAATCATGTAAGCCCCACTAAACATTGGTACGTGTCTCAAATTAAAATACATAGTTGGTTGAATCATAGCGTTACCCATCATTGACACAGTACAAGCATAACTTCTATTTTTATATAAATTATATAATGAAATATTTTGAGTTCCCGATGATTTACCTGAAGATTGTTTAACTAACTCATCTGTTTGTTGTAACGATTCTGCGGTTGCTTGTCCGGCACTTTGGTCTATTTGAAATCCATGAAAAATTGATTGACTTTGTGGGCCAACATCAACATTAAAACCAACAACTTTATTAGATTTATCCCAATCTTGTTTACCTATTTGGTCTTCAATTAATGGGTTATCACTAGCACGTCTTAAATCAAAAGAATCACCTTTAAATCTTACATTAGCATTATTTTTAAAATCCGGTTGCTCACTTGGTTTACCGGCATAAAAACAAACCATTTTAGCTGAAGAATTTCTATAATCAACATTTAAAAATGTACCAAACATTGTATTAGCAAATTCAAGAGACCCTTCCGGTTTTGGAACAGGATTTTTGACCGCATCTTGTACATTATAAAAGTTAACGTATGAAGGTATGTTCATAACAACAAAATTATTTTCAACTAAAATTGTTTGAACAAAAGTCAACATACTTGTTTTAGGGTTTATATCTGTTAATCTAAATTTTAATTTATTAACATCAACTAATACTTTATCCCCAATGTTTCTGTTTGCTCTATCCATTAATAAAACATCTTCAAAAAGTGTTTTAGTTTTAAAGTCATTACCTGAAATCCATTTATCGTTTAACGCTTTAAACGCCTCCCAATATTCTAATTTTGTTTGAGGACCTTCTAATGCAGTTGCAAGTGCAGCATCAGGTGTACTCCCAACATCAGGTAATTGTTTACGTAATTTAGGCATTAATTTATTAATAATGATATTTTGAAAATTATCTGTACTAGTTATGTATTCATTCATTAAAGTAACAAATTTATTATAATTCAAAGTACTATCATTTAATTTTTGTGTTGCGTATATTTTAATAATTGGTGCAAATATTTTAATATTATCCACACTAAAATCTATATTACAATCAACAAAGAAATCGGTTATATATGAACCATCATTTGTATATTGTAATTGAGGTATTTCGGAAAAACCAACATATACTTGTAACGCTTTCCATTCATTAGGATAATTTGTTATAGATTGTGATAACGTTACCGTTCCACCTGATGTTGGTAATGGTGTTGGTGTTTGAAATGAATACTTACTCCATGTATATGGGTCAGCAAGTAATCTATTTGAAAAAGTGTAAAATAATCTCTTATCAAAGTTTGCCGGATTACCATATTTGAAAACAACATCGTAACTTAAAAATGATTGTAAAATATTTGTTAAAACACTTAGCTGCGAATCTTGTACCGCAGAAACTAATTCAGTATTAATGTTAGTACCACCTACTTTTGGAATTCTCATTAAACTTCTCATCAACATTTGGAAATTTTTAAATGATTTGGTTGTTTCGGTATCACTATTTGATATAAACTCATCATCAAAATCATATATAGATTTTGAAAAATTTAAAAATTCCGATTCAAAACTATCTAAAACTTCTTTTTCAAAAACTGAAAACATTTCACTTATTTCGGAATATTGGTCTTGTTTACCATTAATTGAGAAATTTTCTTGTTTGGTATCACCCGTAATGTTAAAAACTTGTTTTAAATATTTTATAGGTGTTGGCTTAACAACTTTATTAATATCAAAATACCCATAATTAGGTGCAACCCAAAACATTCTAACCGAACCATTATACATTGCAGTATTACCGGTGATTTCATATTTCAATTGATTAGTTTCTTCAGTTATACACTCATTACTTGTCTGATTTATTAACGCACCTTGTGATGGTACAATATATGACGAAATGTTATCTAATGTTGTAATGTAAACTGACCAAGGAATAACTCTCAAATCTCTTTTTGGATTATTTGGGTCAAACCCTTCAGGCATATTAATTATTGCTTCAGGCACATAATTTAATGTAACTCCTGAAGTAAATCCATTTTGAATGTCCGAATCAGTATAACCTGAATATATTTGGAATCCTTGATAAAAAACATTAAAGTCATTAATTAATAATGGATAAAAACCTGTATTAATTAATGAAGATGTTTCAGCACCTAATGTTGTGTTTTTTTCTAACACAATATCCATTTGAGCCCCATTTATTATCAAATTATAGTTTCTTGTTGGTGAATTTGTTACCGGGTCATAGTTATGAACATAACTAAATCCTGACCATGATGTGTCTAAAATATCTTTACCAGTTTCAACAAAATTTTTATATCTACTCCAAACAGAACCAATTTTTAATATCCAAGCGTATGGTAACTTATGAACCGCTCCAAATTTCTTAAGTGTAGCAAAAATATAATCTAAATCAGTTACTGAATTTGACGAATAAGTTTTATATTTTTCTCTAAGTGTAGATAATGGTAAACTATTTAAAAACAGATATGCCGATGCAACGAATGGATATTCGTCACCATTTCTAAAATTCTTTACACCTTCTTGTATTGAATTAACAAAATATGGTGTGTTAAACATTGAAACGGTTTGATTACTCGTAACTAACCCTGAATAGTCATTATATCTTAAATTACCTTCTGTCGGTAATTGTGAGTCAAAACTTCTATTTTCATAAAATAATTTTAAGTCAAAATAATAAATTGGTGATTTTATATTATTAAATAAGAAATTAGTAAATGGTCTTCTATCATTATTATTAGTAATATCTAAAAAATTAGATATAATTTTCTTATTAGTATTATATGTTAATACTTTTGCTGTATTATATGATGATTTAATATCAGAAATTGAATTACCATTAGCCAATTCATTTTTAACCCAAGTAAAATTTGTAAATGGGTATGTATCAGTTAAATTAAAAATATTACTTGATGTTGAATTTGATATAAAATTAACAACATTATTTTCACCAGGTAACGAAACCAATGGTTGTGATTTATTTTCATTCAATAAGTTTTGACTTAAAAATTCAAAACTTGAATTATTAACTTTGTTTTTAATGTAAGATGTATTAAAAATACCTCTAATAAAATTTTGCCAACTTTCACCTGTACCATCATTAGATATATGTCTCATTAATATCTCAAAATTTCCGGCATTAACCCCAAACTCTTTTAATTTTTTAATAATAAAAGGATTATCATTAGATAAACTTTGAATAATATTAATACTTTCCGCCTCAGCAATAACATCTGTTACTTTATCTTGGTCTTGGGTGTTACCATTACTTCTTAATAAACCTGAATAATTTGATGTTAAAAATATTCTTTCAAATATTTCATAAAAATATTTAATTTCTTCCTTGTTATCATAAACCGCATTACTAATTGGAAATTCTATAGCGTCTAACGATACTCGTTGAATATCAGTTAATGGATTTTCAGTTGTTAAAGGGTCAGCAGGTGGTTTTACCGTTTGAGTTGTCGCTCTAATAAACTCTTCTACAAACTCTACTTCTGGCCATAAATCTGTTAAATACGCTTTAGTTTGATTTATAACATTTTTATCTCCCGGATAAGTTAATTCAAACATTTCACGACCATCTTTACCTGAAGTTGCCGTCAACATTTGAGGCCACGGATAAATAGGTAATGTTTCATTATCTCCTGATGATACGTTATCAACACACGCATTTGCTGTTTCCGGATTTAAAATCGAATTTCTTCTAGCTTTAATTTGTGTATCATTTAAATTCCAAGCTTGAACGTGAACGTCATCCATTAACCTTAAAAACGCCTCTCCGTTTGCAAAAATAACTGCAAGAACATTTCGGATATTTGGAACAAATCCAATACCATTATCTTTTTTTTGTAATAAATTAGTTAAAGCCTCTGTTAATTCTTCTTGGATATTTTCTTTAGTTTTTTTTACATTAGTACCCATTTGATTGATTAAATCTTCAAATCGACCTTTACCTTCAAAGGTATAAAATTGGAATTTTTTTTCTTCCGAACCTTTTTTATTTACAATGACTAATGAGTTAAAAATACCTTGTGTCGCTAATTCATTATCAAATTGTTTAAGTTGCTCAGGACTTGGTGTTGTTGATAATTTTTTTCTTTGTCGATAAGTTTCTAAAAGATTTACATCACCATATTTTGGTTCAATTGGGAAAATATCTATTTTAATATCAAATGGTACACTTGAACTAGTATTTGTTTTACCGTCAATAGTGTATTTACCTTTTACACCACAAACAGGATTCTCATCCATTTTTTCTTTTGCCTTACTAATAATACCTTGTAGTTCACTTAATGCTGCGGTTCGTTTTGTTTGAGTATCTATTTCACGTTTAAATGTATAAACTTTACTACCCTCTGTAAGACCATTAACCCCTTTCATAACCAAATAATTCTCAGTATCCATATATTTGAAAAACCAAGACGTTCCCGCCCCTGCGTAAACATCTTTATCCAAATTACCTAATAATCTTTGATATTCCTCAACATATGTTAATGGGTCTAAATTTTGTTGTGAGAATGAAGTTAAAATATTTTTAATAAAATTTTCAATTCTATCTCTCATTTGAACAACGGTTATTTCCGGAAAATCATCAGGTATCATTCCTTTTGATTTATATTCACTATATAACTCTCTAACCTTTTGATATCCTCTTGAAACTATTGAATTCTGAACATTTGAAAAGTTGGTTGCTCCACCTTTAGTCGTTTGTATATTAACTCTAGATTGGTACATATGTGGAACAGCCGTCAACGCCGCCATAGGTACTTCACTCAATAATGTATATTTGTATGTGTAAAAATGTAGTTTGATTTTAAAATTACCATTAGACGTATCATATCTTGATGAAAATGTTTGTAACATTAATTGTAATTTAACCGCTTTACCATAAAAACCTTTTATTGTTAATTGAAACATCGGGTAAGGTAAATTAAAAAATGCCGCGTATGGTGAATTATCACCGGCCTCAAACATAGCTCTACCTTTAACATCTTCTAAGTCAATAGTAATTGATGGTAAAAAATCTAATCCTTGTCTAATGTTAATTGACGTAATACCTAATAACCCATTATCAACAGATGCTTGTTTACCGCCCGAGTTAATTGTTTGTTTAATATAATAATCACTACTCTTATTTGAATTTGATACTGATGTTAATTTTGGTTGATTTACACCGTTACCGGTGATTGTATCTTTACCTGTTATTTCATCAGTATATGAATTATCTAAAAATGTTTTATCACCCGGTTTTAAAAAATTAATACTGGCAATTGAAACTGTTTGTACTTGGTCGTTATTTGCAACACCAAGTGCTAATTTAGTACGTGGTAATACTTTACACTCTAAATTAGCATACATCACTAAATTTTCTTGTTTAACATATCTTTCTTGTACTTTTCCGTCACTGTCTATGACTTTATTTGGGTCTATGATTGATATGTTATTATAATCAAACTCAACTAATATATTTTCCGATTTATCTACCATAATAAAAGAAGTAATTTTCTAGGTCATTGTTGTAATCCTGTAATGATGCTATTAAAGGATAAGGGATTGTCAAGATTGCCCCATCAGGGATATTCCATTCTTGGCCTGCGTATATTGGATTTGCTTGTAATATTAACCAACCAAAAAAAGGTGTCCCATAATATTGTTGTGAAACTTTGTCTAATCTAGATTGAGCAACTTTGAAAATATATTTTTTATCTGTGGATTTACTTGGCAGAGTAATATATGGAACAACGGTTTGTCGTCCATTAACAATAAAATTATTGTATCTATTATAATAATCTTTAGTACCCATAATTAATCAAATTTTATTTTGCCATCAAAAGTTAATTTATCATTATTTACGTTAACCGTTTTATATAAATTAGCAATATCCGTTTTTTGTTGTGCTTCTGTTGCAGGGTCAGGAACTGTTGTATATGTAAATTTTCTTAACTTACCTTTAGGATAAGCAGGTTGGTTCACAAATTTTGAATATGATTCTTTATCCCTAATTGTTTTAATAAATTTTTGCTCAGCAACTAACTCTTTTTTAGTTAAATCCGCAAAATCATCACAAATATTATTAAATTTTCTAACCAATTTATTATCATTCTTTAACTCACCACTAATAATAGCGTTTATAAATTGTGTTAATTTATTTTTATCGTTAAATATTTGAGCCATTACCATGAATTGTCTTTTATCTTCAACTGATGCCGTTTCAAATTGTTTAGATTTTGGCTCAAATTCACCCGGACCTTCATATGGTGATGTAACAGTTGTGATTATTTTTTCAGCATCCATTAAAAGATTAAACTCATCTAATCTAAGACCAACTAAACGATAATCATCACATAATTCCACATACGTATCCAATGGAGACCCAAGACTAGCACTATTAACTTCAGTTGTACCTGATATAGTATAAACACGAGGAACACCCGTATCTAAAATCTTACCATCAGTTTTAGTTGTAACTAAATTGATTTTTCTAATTATCTGAACCATGTTTTGTTCCAAGACAACTATTTCTTGAATTTTAGTAAATAAACCACTACTATAATCACCTTTTAATGAGTTAATATATTGATTCATATTTGTTTTAACTCTTTGAATTGTTGCATCCGTAAATTTAAAACCAACTAATCGTGATATGATGTAATTTTTATTTGTTGGATTATCCGCATTTATATCTGAAATAAACGTACTAAACAATGAATCCACTTTAGTTTCAACACCTTCCGGTTTCCCATAAATTGGCGCCAATATACTACTAGAATTTAAACTTATTTCTCCGGAAGTATATAATCTATCTTGAGTAATTAACTGCCAAACACCATAATTGTAAGATTTGACAATACTATCACTTTGATTTAGTATGTTTGTATAATATTCTTGTGTTGAATCTAATATTTTATCCATTATAGTCATGTAGGTAATTTCACCTGTTTGACCACTTGTTACAGGAATATTAGTTAAGATATCTCCAATCGTATTTCCACCATCATTAACCACACCATTTTGAACATTGTTAACTGTAACCGGTGGTTGTGCATCTAATATTGACTGAACTAATTTAGCATCCAAAGCTGAAGTATCTTCAGTCCATGTCGCTCTTTCATCATAAATTTCAGTATTAGCGTAGAAATTAAATGATAACGCATTTTGTAGTTGTTCCACAGGTCTAGCTAATCCCATACCACCAATCATATCAAAACTTAAATTAACATTTGCTATCATTGGTTGGATACCGATACCTTCAGGATTCATATCTAATATTAATGGCTCATATGAAAATGAAATTGTTTTTGGAATTATTTTACCATTATAAAAATCCCCAACTCTTAATACTAAAACCGGTGGTGCCCCAAAGGCAGTATTTACCGCGTCATTATATTTTGGTTTACCATCAACACCAATAACAGGTATGGTTTCACCAGGTCTAACACATTGATTTAAAAAAGTCAATCGGGCATTTAATCCTTCAGGTGTCATAGAGTGAAAAGCTGGATTAAAAAATCTAATTTTATCCGCTATAGAACCATACACCATAGGATTAGTTTCTTTAATAACGTCAAAATAATCACACTCTGTTAATAATTGTCTAATAATTCGTTTACCAATACCTTCTTTTAATTTTTGTTGTATTTCAACAGTTTGAACCGGTTTAACTGTGTTAATTGTTGTACCACTAACATCAGGTGTTATAATTTCAACTTTTTGAGTTGTCGTAGTAGTTGTTACTGTTGGAGTAACAAGAATACTATTAATTTTAACCCTTCTACACGCCATAGCGTCAGTTGAAAATACTTGAGCCAAATTATTTGAAGTTTCTGTATTTGTATTTGATTTAATGTCTTTACTACAATCAACTTGAGAACCACTACCTGACTCACCTTGAGGTATTACAATTTGTTCACCTTTACCACTTTGTAATGTAATTTGTAATGTTTTATCTTCAAAAAATGTTGATAAATTAGCGTCCCCAATTTTATATGTTTTTAAAAATTGAATTACTGAGTCATTTCTTCGTTTAGATAAATTTTCATTATATTTAACACTCGCAGTTGCAGATGCTGACCCAACCATTTGAATACTAATAGTCCCTTTTTTTTCTTTTAATATGTTATAAGCATCAACAATAAAATTGCTACTATTATTAGCTATTTTATTAAAATTTGATATTACAATATTATCAAAGAATTCTTTTACGTTTCTATTAACACTACCCGTATTAAATATTCCACTTGAGGTATCTACATATTTTGTAATGTTTGATGGTGCAGTATAAGCAGAATATGTTATATTATATGGTACTGAAGACACAACCCCATCTGATTTAGGGTCAGGAATGTCATTATCAAAATAAAATGCCAATTGAGAATAATTCTTTTTAAAGTCATCAATTGATGTATCAGGATTTGCCGTTTGAACCACAGCATCTGCAGGTGTTCCCGCACCCCCTTGAGGTACTGAATTTTCTCTTGGTATACTTGCACTAACATTCTTTAACTCTTCATCCGTTAATCTTGGATTACTTAAAATCTCTTGATACGTATATAAATCTTTTGTTGGTATAGTATTAAATTTTAACGCCAAATCGTAAATATCATATTTAACACATCCCGCAAAGAATGAATCAATTATAGAATTAATTCTTTCTTTACTCTGACCTTTTAATTGTTTTTCAACAATAGTATTCATAACCGAAGGACTATCCACAATAATCTTCCAACTTAATTGACCACTTCTACTTGTGTTTTTATATGTATAGATTGGCTCAGGTCTACCTAAAAATGAAGTATCATTCCAATTAGCGGTACTACTATCCGAGAATTTTAAATCATATGGTGGAAACCACATAACTCTACCCCCATTTGGACCTTTTTCACAAACAGGTAATTCATCATAAGTAAATCCAGGTCTACTTGATGTTCTCCAAGCTAAGTTCTCAATTGAGAACATATATTTTTTAGCATACCCCCCCGTTCCATTAACATTATTCGCAATGATGTTTGTTGACCCCGGATTTCTCAACGGAGCAATATTCAAATTATATGTGTTATCTAAAACGGAATGAGTAAATCTTCTACCCGCAGTAGTTATACCATCTGTTTTTTGTAAATCATTATATGCGTAATACGGATTATCTTTAGTAAAAACCCTACAATATTCTATACCGGCATCACCACCTGTTGTATTATCCGTATATGATAAAACTTGAGAACCTTTAGTAATTTCTTTATAACCATCGTGGAATACCTTACTAATTTGATTCATCGCATTACCAACGTGTTTTAAACGGGCTTCACCCGTAACACCATCAGCCGAGTCAATTAATCTTTGAGTTTGGTCTAATATGGAAGTTTCTTTGAACTCAATGTTTGTTGATTCATCTCTTGTAATGTTTCCACTAACCAATTGAAAATCCTCATCCATTGTTCCTGAACCACCACCCGGTATTGCACGGAATCCGGCATTGGCTTTATATTTTGGAGACACCCAAACAAATCCACCATCAATACCACCACCATCACTATAAGACCTTCCTCCTAAACCAAAATTACTAAGTGCAGATTCATTACCTTCATACAAAATACCCATCTCTGATGGACCGTATACAGGTGAAGGGTCTTGTTGACCAAAGGCGTTAACAGGTATTTGATTTGGGGGTGAAGTAATATAAGACGGCTCTGATGTTCTATTACCAACATAATAACCACCAACTAATGTACCATTACCCGGATTAATATTTGGAACTAATAAGTTAACTAAACCTTGTGCAACTCCAAACAATAAACCATAATCTTTATCATACGATGGTTGATATCTGTTATAATTAATATTTGCAAATAAAACTGACCTTTGTCCGTTACCGGTGTTTGCCAAGAATATTTGTGAACCACTTCTATTAAGATTTAATATTGGACCTAATAAACCACCTGTTAATTGATTTACGGTGTTTAATGCGTTTGATGTTTGTTGTGTTTGACTATTTTCGTTGTTATCGTTAAAATAATCACCAGGTATTAATGAAACAGGCCAATAAGCCCCCGCTAATCTTGTTAAGAAGTCGGCAGCTGCAACAACAGGATTTTCAGGTACGGTAATCTTCCAATTTTTATAAACTAAAGGTTGTTGACCTGACAACATCATACTAATCTCAAACGGGTCTTGTAGAGATTGTAAATTGATTTGTCCTAATGTGTTTTGAAATAACTCAGCATCAATCCTTTTTTTCAATAAAGAATTTAATTCAGTCGCCCCAAATCTAGCAATAAATGAATCTTGAGACAATAATCCATTACTACCAATAGGATTTGGTGATAATAAAATATTATATGGTGAATATGATGACGGAGCAAAACTTGGCGGTTCCCAATAAGGTTGATAAATCTTATTGTTATTCTCAACATCAGTAATAATTACTAAATCATTAAAACTTCCCGGAGGACCATATCTGTTTTGAATATAAGCAGCATCAATGAAAAACTCATTTACTAAATCTAAAACAGTATCATTAGGATTATATTCTCCTTGATTTGAAGCAACAGGTAAAGGAGGTCCGTTGAAATTTATTTGAGTACTATAACCCCCATCAGGACCATATTCATTTAACGGATATAATAAATTTGAATAAGAGCCATTAGTAATTAACTCACCCGGAGAATCAATAACATTACTAATACTTAAAATTGTTTCATAATTAACTTGACTCACAGGTGGGGTATACACTCCCTGAACACTGTAAGGTGCCAAGTTTTTAACCATTAGTGAATTTCTAAAGGAAGACGTGGATGCAAATGATAATGAACTCTCTGCCATATATTCTGATTTATCTATAAATAGATTGTACTTTATTTTATACTAATGAACTCGCGCTTATATTACTATTCATTAATTGTGTTTTGTTTGCCGTTGGAGCCATTAAACCATTACTATATATCGCCTCTTTTAACGCTCCGACCATACCTTGTTGAACGTCAGTATTTTTAAGAGCCATTACTATTTGGTTAGTATCAACATTACCTGTTGTTTTTAAATCTATATTGTGATTTAATGTTATTTCAATTGGTCTATCAGTAGATGGATTAGTTGTCGTTTGTGAGGTATTAGTAGGAATTGTTGAGGTATTTCTAACATTACTAATTTCTGTTTGAGTAATGTTTGTATTCTGTTTATTATTACTTTCCGCCTTAGTTATATCACCCGACATAAGTTTTTTAAGTTGGTCAAATATAGGATAATCGTCTTTTATTTTTTTAGATTCTTCTTCAGCATTTTTCATTCCGGTATCATAAGCTGAATTAAGTAATGACCCTAATTTTGATAAACTTTTCCCAATTTCTTGTCTTGCCTCTAATTGACTTATTTCCCCATCTGTTAATCTTTTAAGAACATCTAAACTTTTATCTATACCTGAGTCAATTGATGATGCAAGATTTTTTGTACTCATCTCTTTTGGTGAAAGTGTTTTTCTAACAGCTGTAGAAGTATCCCTAAGAAGATTTATACCACTACCCATCGCTTTAGTTTTTGCAACACCTAAACCTGTTTGGTCCGCTAATGATTTTATATCAGCTGCCATTTTTTCCGTAACACTTAATTGACTAACAGCCAATTCCTCCATTGTTTTTGGAGCGGTGTTAGCCATTTTTTCAAGATTGGCGACATCTGTTGCATTTAATTCATCAATAGCTTTAGTAATTGTTTGTCCTGTTTGCTCATCTTTAACTTGAACTTCATATTTACCTCCCGCACCCATTTCAGCCATATTGGCTATCATTTTTTGCTTATCTTCATCTAATCCCGGTAAATCAGGAAAACGGATTTTACTCATTTTTAGTTCCAAATCAGCACTACCTATCGCCATTTTAGTCAATTGTTCATAAGGTATACCCATCGCTTTGGATATCTCTCTCATTTGACGTTTCGCACCCGGCATAATTTCAAAATTACCATCTTTACCTAATTGAACAAATTGTTTACTCATTTGAGCAATTTGATTTTGTAATTCCGCAGGGTCATTTTGAGCTAAATCCATCATTTTAAGTGGGTCAAGTAAACTACTTTGAGAAACACCTAATCTTTGCATTGCAGCCGCCATTTCAATAGCACCTTCCGGGTCAAATACTTTTTCCGCAAACGCCAATGTTTGACTCATATCAATTCTTAACATACTCGCTTGAGCAGCCATTTTAGCCAAACCGGATACACCACCTTCAAAATTATATTTGTTAAGGGCATCCATATTTTGTAAAACTTTTGCCGAAACATCCGAGGCATTTACACCTGACTGAGTAGCAATATCAACAACTTTTTTCATTTCACCGGCAACTCGTCCCGCACCAATTCCAACATCTTTAAATCCTGACACTAATGTACCAACTTCTTGTCCAGTCACTTTCATTGTTGCGTAAAGGTCTTTATTTACTTCCGCAGATAATATTACGTTTCGTTGTAACGCCTTTGAAGCGTCCTGTTGTGTTTTAATAACGTCCGCGATATCCCCACCTAAAGTTCTAACATCAGTAACCGCCTCAGCCATAGTGGCTCTTAATGTTTGAGCCATTTCTTGACCCATACCAAATTGTTTTAAAAGGGTACTAGCTCCTTTATCAAGTTCAGCAACGACTTTACCAACAGCCGCGGTACTAAAATTACTCAATAAAGCTTCACCAAACGAATCAAGGATATCTTTACCTTTTTGTCCACTAGCATCTAAACTACTCGTATCTTGCATATTAAATTTGTTTTATAAATAAATACACCAAAGACACATTTTAATTTAGGTCTTTGGTGTATTATCTTCTAGAATTCTGTTTATTAAAAATTTCCTAACATAAGTAGGCATCTCGTTGAAGTCACTATACGATGTTCTAATAAATTTAGCCATCAAATAATATTCCTCAATTAGAAGTTGTCGATAGTTAAAAGAAAGGCCGAAAAAACTCAACCCCAAAGGTTATCTCGAAAGATACCAATTCTCCTGATGGGGCGGTTGCAGTTCTTTTAAGGTCTAATGACGGTTCATTTTCTCTTAAAAAAGTTCTTATGTATTTAGAGTCCATAATAGGTAACGTATCAACAAACATTGCAATTTTACCTCTATCGCTATCACCATCAATCTCAACAATTTGTTTTTGTAATTTCCATGTTACTCTTGGAGCTTGTCTTCCAACAGGATATTGTTCAACCATTTTATCCAACTCAATAGTATCATGAAAAGTGGTAGGTCTTAATTTAACCGTAACACCTGTTTTAGGTAATGTTGTAGTAAAAAAACCATTTTCATCAGGTTGATTTTTAGATTGTTTAATATTTAATTCATCCAACACAACAGTGTGTGAAAATGTTTTATTAGTACTTGGGTCAATTAAATTAATAATATATTCCGGGCCAAAAGAAGTATTTCTTAAAAAGATTAAAATTGCTTCAACATCACCATCCATTAATTCTTCAGGACGTAAATCATGTTCATACAATTTATTTCTTAATAAAGTAAATACAATATTTTCTTTACCAGCCATCGCTCCAATCAAATAATTTTCATCAGATGCTGTTAAATAACCTACTTTAACCGATTTTTTTTTGGATTTATAAAAAATTCCACCACTCGGTAATGATACCACATCATGCGGTAATGTGAAATTTTCTGTTGCTGCGTTAATTAAACTTTCGTCCATATAAATTTGTTTTTATTATAAAATATAATCGTATATGTTTTTTTATCAATAGTTAATAAAAAATCCACATATCAAAAATATGTGGATTCTTAATTTTAAATATAAAGTATTTTTTTAGTAAACTAATATACATCTATCCATACGTAATACCGCAGATATTGTTGCCAACGCGTCTGTATTATACGCTAATGAATCAAAGTTAACATCTGATAAGAAAGTTCCTTCTAATATCCATTTCTCAACAACTACACCCGTTGGGTCTAACATCTCAAGGTCAACATTCTTTTTATAACCCGCAGCATACCCCATACGTCCGGTAACTGATTCAGCACATAAACGTACCCATTCCATAAGTGCCTGAGACGCTGAAGGTCCAATTGGGTCACGGAATTTAACATTTATTGTACCCCAAGTAAAACGACCGGCAACATATGTTTCAGTGTTTAAAAATGGAATCGCAACAGGATTAATTGTTATTTTTGGTCTTGCTGCCGATTCTACGAACCATTCATTAATCCCTAATGTTGAAGGAAAACGTAATATAAACCTATTTTGTCTTTTAGGTTCGTAAGGTATGGGCATTTTCATTAATAAATCAGCCATTTCAATTTGTTTTTAATTTTATTTATTTTATCTTTATTTAATAAATATCACTATTTAAAAAATATTTTAGTTGACTTTTAGAATTTAATTTATTATCATTCTCTTCTAGTCCAGTTTATTTAATACTAGTTTTTTTATTTACTAGTTTTTTTTATTAATTCTTTTTAATTATAACTATTTAATATTCTTTTTTTATTCCTCCTGCTGTTGAATAAGTTTTAATAATATTTTCAGGGTCTTTCTCAAAATGTTTTTTAACTACATCCACATTTCTTATATCATCATCAGAAAAACCTACTTTAGGTACAAAATAATTACTAATTTTATTTTTAAAGTAAGCGTGTTTTTGAATATGGTTAGACATTTTCTTAACGTATTCAACAAACTCATCTAAAGCTTTAATTTTTCCTTCTTCCGGATTTGTTGCAGAACCCTCACCAAAAGACACAGGATAAAAACGACACATATCTAAATATTCTTTTATCATTTCTGATTTAGATAATTCTTCTTCATCCGCCAAATCTCGATACTTTTCTAAATTCTTAATTAATTCATTAGAATTTATACCGTTTGTGTTTGACACAATATAATTATAAACACCTTGTTTAAGTACATTCGGATTATGACCTCTTGCCGTTACTATAGAAAAAATTGACCCATTATTGATTGCCTCAACAAAATCACCCCAAGCCGGACCTGGTTTTGCTAACATAGCATCAACAATGAATTGTTTGTCACCTTTATCCCTAAAATATCTAAAAGGTTCATCAGCAAAACCAACAATAGTACGGTCATTATACTCAAATGGTTGATTACCAATTTCCGTTCTATAATCTGCAAAATCTTCAGTGGACATACCTACTTCACGACCTTCATCATCTTTTAAAATAATTTTTGTTGGCATTGTAACAATGTTATCATCCCAATCAAATGCGTAGTATTTTTCATCAGGTGCCCCTGCATCATCAATACCTTCTTTTAAAATTTTTTTATTAAACATAATTGTTATTTGGCTTAATTATGACCCACTATTACAATGGGCCATAATTTTATTTATTATATATTCTCGAAAGATGCTCCTGTTGGAGTGATATAGAACGTAATGTCTATAAATTCTAACGATTTGGTTGGTTTGATGTAAATCTTACCTGTCATTTGATTTCTGTCTAAGTCAGCTGCGTCAGACGAAACTGTTACTCGGAAATCGTAAAGACCTCTATCTCTTCTAATCGAATCTAATATTGGATTAACAGAATCTAAGAAATCTTGTCTTACTTTAGCATCGTTTTGTTCAAATAATAATCTAACAGAAACTGCGGATATTAATTTACGAGCTTGAAGTAATAATCTTCTTACGTTGATTCTATCAAGAGCCGATTGTCTAATTTGAAGAGTTTTATTACCCCAAATTACTGTTCCAACATCTGAAAACGTTGCGATTGGATTTAAACGACCTTGATATAGAGTATCTCTATTCTCTTGAGTCAATTTAACTCTCGCTTTAACCGCATTTACAATACCTCTCGTGTAACCCGCAGCCGCGAACCAAGGATAAGCGATGTTGTCTGTTAACGCTAAGTTTCTCGTTACCTCAGCAGTTGCTGGTAAGTAAATTTGTGTATTGTTAACCGTATCTCTCATTAATACCCAAGGGTAGTAAGTAGCCGTGTAGTTAGAGTCAATACCTGAATTTGCTAAATTATCTACTGCCTCTTGTGGGTAAATAAAATCAAATTGATTACCTGTCGAAGGAACATACATCTTGTAGTCAGGTGTTGTACAAACGTACAATGAATCCGCTCTACTATATTCTATCATATCGATAGCATTTTCAACTAAATTAGAGTTATTTACATAATCAATACCCGGTGTAACAAACACGTTAATGTTTACCGCTTCAGGATTTGCAAATGTTTCTTGACCCAATAAATAAGCGTAATAATCGGTATTCGCAAAATCTTGAGTATTACCTGCAACACTAATTTGTTTGAATGCACCCCAACCTGTCGCGGAAGGGTATCTTGCGGTAGAACAAGCTCCTTTTAAGTAACCTCGTCTACCTAATACAAATTCATCTTTATTTGTTCTAAATTCTCTATAAATGTCCCATCCATCAAAACCACCTTTAACAAGTAAAGTAAATTTACGAGCAAAAATTCTATAATAAGGATTTTCAGGGTCATCAGGGTCTGACGTAAATGGTGCATCACCACAGAAGAACGCCGGTGTACCACTAGTAACAAACACATTAGGAATTGTAATACCACTTGCGTTTTTATCCATATGGAATCCTTTTGTTCTAAAGTTCCAAGGTAAACCTTCAGTATTAAAACATACACTTGCTGGAATTCTTGTTCCTTTATATTGGAAGAAATCAACGTCAATACCTTCAGTATCTGAAATACCTAAGTAAGTTCTTCTTACATTATCACCCGCACTTGTAGTTGTGTCGTCCGCACCTGATGCTAAACCAAATGGTGGGTTATAAACAACCTCACCAGGATAGTAGTATTTAGCTTTGATTAATGGGAATGGTGGTCTTACACCAGCATATTCTCTATAATCATATCCTAAGAATCCACAAGGAAGTGCGTCTATCGGAGCATCCTCGTTAATCTCAACCATAATATAACTTGATAATAAAGGATATTCCCCATCTAAACTACCAATTTTTTTACCAACAAATGAATTTTCTTGAGGATTCATTGTACAATCAGTATATTTTTCAAGAACAACCGGTGCAGAATCTGTATCAAAGAAATCTCTAACCAATACATCAAAAGTACCATTGTTAAATGACATATTAGCTAACGATATCTTAATATCAACGTTAGCAGAATCACCATCAGCAATTGTTGTAAATTTAAATAAGTTATAAACTTTATTACCTCTTAATTCAGAAACAACCCAAGGTGATACCGGAGATTGATATTTTTCTAAATAAAATGCTATTGATGTTGGGTTAGCCTCTTGACGAGCATCAGGTAAAGCAGTTAATTCACAATTTAAACCTCTAATATAACCCATTCTCCAAGCATTTGTTAATAAAGCTTGGAATCTTTCTTCAACAAATAACGGAACTACAGTTCTTGGTTTAGAGAAGTTAGACGCTCCAAATACTTTACTTACATATTTAGGGTCAGAGTTTGAAAAGGATGTTTCAAAGAAATATTGGTCACCATCTTTACTTGTGATGTTAACACCAAAAGTTGAAAATGGATTTTTAGTTACACCAGAATATGTTCCTGTACAATCTAAAGTAACATCAGTTAATCCTGACACTTCATAAACCGGACCATCATCTAAACCATATGTTGAAAGACCTCTTGAACGTAACGTAGCGATTACTAAATCATCATAATCTGTATATGCTGTTCCCGAGTAGACATAAATAACACCTATCAATGTACCTGTATAACAATGAACCGGTTTTGCGGTTGTTGTTGAAGTAGTTGATGTTGATGTTGTAGTCGTACATGGGTCAGTCGTAGTAGTTGTTGTATGTGGGTCAGTCGTAGTTGTTGTTGTAATAATAGGTGTTAATGTTAATCCTGTTACAACAGACCAAAATGAAAACCCTGTATAAGCAGCATCACCAATATTATCAAATAATGAGTAATACCAAGGGTCATTTTGTGGTGCAGAATAATTACATAAATTAGCACTTACATTATCAACTTCATAAACATTTGTTTCACCTGTATATACTTCACTTAATCCTGAATAAACACTAGTTGGTATTGCCCCATAGTAATAGATTGAAGTATCTTCTTTTTCCGGTTTTGAAACTATATCAAAAATTTGTTTAGAGAAATCAGTATACAATGTACTCATACTACCATCGAATTGTTCGTAAGGTTCGTACAATATTGAAGATATCTCAGGAGCTAAATTAGATGTGTTAGTAAACACTATACTATCAATACTGTTAGTACATGCTGAGAATTCAATAGAATAATTAATTGTTTTAAAGTCAATACATTCAGTTATACAACTAAACGTTGTTGCACTTTCACAAAAGAAATCAACCGTTGTTGGGTCAACATTAGCTTTTGTTGTTATAGACCAAGATGGTCCTGCATCATAACCAGATAATCCTAAAACTCTCGTTACGAATAATTGGTTAGATTGTTGTAAGTATGATTTAGCAATATAAGCTGCTTCGTACTTTGGAATTTGTGTATTTATAAATTTTTCTGGAGAAGTTCCACCGAAGAAATTTGTGAATTCATCAAAATTTCGTATAAAGATAGGTTCGAAAGCAGGACCTTTTAAGGTCTCACCCACAATACCCAACGTGGTAACCCCCACACTTTGTGCTACGAAACTTAAATCAACTTCAGAAGTATATACTCCGGGAGATACGAATACTTTTTGATTTGATGCCATTAGTTTGTCTTTTTAATTTGTAAATTTATTTTTATTGATAAATATTATCAAAAAAACCAAAATACTTTACTTTGTTAGAAGTATTTATAAATTAGGTAGAATAAATTCTGCCTTTATTCTACCATGGCAGATAACGAAAAAAAAATTAAGAACCTAAAGATATCAATCGAGGTTCACAACATCCTAAAGACCTATTGTGAAAAGAGGGGGATAAAAATGTATCGTTTTTTAGAAAGAATGATTGTAGACCAATGTAAGGAAAAGAAGGATATTTATGGTGAGAACTAAAGTATTTGATTATCTAACTGAATAATACCTTCTTGTGAGTCATCATTTTTAACCACAATTATTTTTAAAACATCGTTGGTGTTTATCTGAATTTGAAGTAAATCAGACCCATAATATAGATTATTTAGATACACATCATACGACTCAATGTTGATTGTATCACCTAAATTTAAATCAACGGTATAATCAAAAATTTGTGATAAAATATTGTTCCCAGCAACAAATAAAAAATTAGTAATAGTAGATTCGTCTGTAATATTTTTTCTTCGACCACGAGTGAACGATTCTTTTTCAAATTCAATAACGGTTAAAACTCTTGAAACTGCCGGTGCAACTTCAAATTCGTTTTCATCAATTAAGAATCCTAACATTGTAAAATCATAACTTTGAATATAATATTTTCTTTTATCAATATTCATAACTGACTCATCAGTAATGTTATTCATAATGATTGGAATATAATGACCTTTGATAGTTGTATAAGCTTGACGAGATGCAAACATTTCAAGAATGTTTTTATTTAAAGCGTTTAATTCTCTCATTCTATTACAAATTATTTTAACACTATATGTAATATCAACAGGAACAGGTTGAGGTATTTTATATATATCCATACCATTTCTATTTCCATCCCAAGTTGGTACTTGAGCATAAAAATATTGTTTTCTATTTGGTATATTATAAATTGTTGCAGGATTTGTTCCGAATTTAACTTCCGGGTTTCTTACAACAGTAATAAACGGAGGGGAAACGTTTGAGTCCAAATCTTGAAAATTCCAAGTTTCGGTAAATTGTGACCAGTTCTGAGATGTAATTATGATATCAACCATTGGGATTACTTGACCATCCACAATTGTCTGTAATTCATTTTGAACAAAATTTAACATACCCCCATCCAAATCGGCGTGTAAAATTGATTTTGGTAAATAAGTTCCGTCTTTATTAATTTTTTCCAATAGTTGTTCTCTTCTTGGGTAAAGAGTTTTTGGAAAGGTTAACGGAATTGTTTTCTTTATTTTATTTGGTAATGGCATGTTATTGTTTTGTTATAAATATTTTGTTTCTTAAGTTTATCATTTCAACTTCACCGGCACGGTATATTGGTTCTTCGGTGTCTTTTATAACATAAGAATTGTATTTATATGGATTATAGGTAACTACGTTATCATTTGGTTCACTTGGTAAATTTTCACAAGGATATTTACAATAATCCATTAATGTTCCAATTACAAATGAATGAACATTTTTACTTTTTTCTCTAACTACTTTTTCTCTTCCACCTTGTCTAACTCTAAATTCAACATCTGATAATTTAACATAGTCGGCATGAGTAATAACTCTTCCACCATAGGTTACTGAAAAGGTGTGTTTGTGTAAGTTATAATAAACCATAACTTTATCACCTATATGTTTTTTCTCCTCATTATCGTGACCACACTTGTGACAGATATAAGGGTCGTTTCCACCATCGGCTAAAGCCCAAGACCAACCACACTCATCACAAATCACTTCTGTGTCGGTAATGGTTTCTAATAGTCTTCTATATTGACTTTCATTAATTTTAATTTTCATAATCGTAATATGTGGATACTGATTTAACAGGTAAATTAAAATTATCTTCAAACCATTTTTTCATAGGTTCTTCCCAATGTCCTTCAAACATGTCATCTAAATGTTCCGCGTGCTTACCAATAACTTCTAAAATTGGTGCTTTATCTCTAAAAGGTTTATGTGATGGTTCAGTATTATAATAATCAACATCAAAATAATAAAAAATAATATCAGTATCATAAATACCTTGATAATCACCTTCAAAGAACATTAAAAAGTTTTCGTTTTCTCTATCAACATCAGGATATCCATCTTCATCTTCATCCATACCATAAACCCAATCCATTTTACTTGAATTAAATGTTTTATCAATATAATTGTATATTGAATTGAATAGTTTATTTTCTGTTATTATTAGTTTCATATTTTGTTGATTTGTTTTAAGATGTCCCTCCACACAATATTTTCATGAAAATCGTTATTGGTAGTTACCGCCTTTACTGGTAAATTATAATACTCCTCCACCCATAACTTAATAACCTCACCAATCTGTCTATTTCCCATACCGAAAAGACTTTCCAAATAATGTCCAATGTGTTTATATGAAATATGTACCACATTACTTTTTGTATTGTAATCAAATATAATTTCACCATCTTTTATTAATAAAATGAGAAATTTATTATAATCATACAATTTCAAATCTCCATATTCGGAGTTTAGAAATTTAATTACAATGTTGTGTAATCTAGATTCTGTTATTATTACTTTCATTATAATCCTCTAAATTCGTTTTCCGTTACCGGAGTTGCTACATATGATTTATAAAATGGTTTATAACCGGCATATGTATGTTTATTATCTGAATTAATTCTTCCGTCATCGCTAACCACGTAATATCTAACTTTTGTTTCTGTTTCATAATAACCAATATAATCCCCATAATTAATTTGAACCCCTAAATCGTTAAGTTGAGCGGCGTAAATCGCAAACTTCATATTACCAGGTTCTGATTGTGTAATTTTTGAATTACCCAAGTATTTGGTTTCAGGTGGAAGTATTTGAACATAAGCTTTAAACTCAATTGGTGGTAAATATTTTATACCATCAGTCATTACCTCACCATAAACATCATCTGTTTTGGTTTTCAATCTGTCTACCTTATACAGGACTAACGTAAAGTTCATATCACCATATAACCATTCCTCCCCCATAGAGATGTCTAAATTGTAATCCTCCGCTCCGAAGAATTTACCTATTCTTGTAATTGGTACTAAATTTCTACTCATATTGATAAATATTAAATAATTTATTATATTTCTATTAAAAGATTAAAATTGGAAAACAATACATCAGAAAATTCTAATTTAACAATAGAACAGAAAGCAATATCTCTCCTTGATACTTACGAGGGGGCGAATAACTATATCCTTAAATTAAAACTACAAAAGGACACCAATAAAAGATTTTACCCTACTCGGGCACAATCTGACTATATCATTAATTATTACGGAGTAACACCAAAGGTAGCCAAAAGATGGGTTGATTTAGACCCTTACTTTGCTAAAAAGATTGCCGATGAAAAATTACTAACCACGATTCCTGAACAAATATGGGTTGAAAAGCTATTAGTTGAGAAAGACAAATCCTATCATGTTTGGGGAAAAATTACGGAAGGTGAAACTATCCACGATTTTTGGCTACCAAAAGGTGCTTTAATTAAAACCCACGTTATTAAAGATGTGAAAATTGATTATAGTAAATATAGTCATAGACCACCTCTTGAACATCAACCAATTGCTATTGAAAAATTAGTTGGGTCAAAACGATTCATATTGGCGGATGATATGGGTCTTGGTAAAACAACCATTACCGTTATCGCGGCTTTAGAGAGTGGTGCTAAAAAAATATTAATTGTTTGTCCGGCATCTCTGAAGATTAACTGGCAAAGAGAGATTGCAAATTATACAGATAGAAGTGTTTACATTGCTGAAGGTAAAAACTTTTCAATTGAACACGATTTTGTAATTGTTAATTACGATATTCTTAAAAACTTCTACGATTTAAAAGACAAAGAAAATTCATTAATAACTCAAGGAAATTTTGACCTTATTATTTTAGATGAGGCACATTATGTGAGTAATGGTCAAGCAGCAAGAACCAAATTGGTTAATAGTTTCTGTAAAAAAGTGGATAAACTTTGGTTATTAACCGGGACACCTATGACCAATAGACCAATGAACTACTTTAATCTGTTGGCATTAATTGAAAGTCCTGTTGCTCAGAATTGGATGGCTTACGCTATTAGATATTGTCAAGGTTATCAATTCACTGCGGGAAGTCGTAAAATATGGAACGTTACCGGAGCATCAAATTTGGAAGAATTAAGAGACCGAACTTCAAGACAAGTTTTACGAAGATTAAAAACCGACGTATTAGATTTACCTGAAAAAATTATCACTCCAATTTATTTGAGATTAAAATCTAAAATGTATGAAGGGTTAATGGGTGAGTATTATGATTGGTATGATAAGAATCCGGATGAAAGTACATCATTAACGGTTCAGTTCAGTAAACTAATGAAAGTTCGTCAAGTAATTGCTGAAGAAAAAATTAAAGACACAATCGAACTTGCTGAAAATATTATAGAACAAGGTAAGAAAGTTATTATTTTTACTAACTTTACTGACACTCTAAATAAAATCTCCGAACACTTTGGTAAATCGGCGGTTAAATTAGATGGTTCAACGGCAAAACCTCAACGACAATACGCTGTTGACCAATTCCAAGAAAACGAAAAAATTAAAGTGTTCATTGGAAACGTGAAAGCTGCCGGTGTTGGAATCACATTGACCGCCGCTGAAGCAGTTATTATGAATGACCTATCATTTGTTCCGGGAGATTTATCTCAAGCTGAAGATAGAGCATACAGATATGGTCAAAAAAATTCGGTATCAGTTTATTACCCAATCTTTGATAATACCATAGAAGGGATAATTTATGATATGGTTAATATGAAGAAACAAAACATCGGAACGGTTATGGGAGATAACATTGGTGAGAGTGGTGACTTCATTGAAGAACTTATGAATAAAATCAACACCCGAAGATAATCTATTTGTTGAGATATTTATAAGAAATAAATAACAAGCCGAATGAAACATATTGAAAATAAAATCAAACTCATTACGGAAGAGATTCAAAATGTTGAAAAACAAGAAAATGAAACACTCTTTCTTAATGAGATGAAAAAGATAGGAATCGATAAATTACCTTATTCCTATTCAGCACTAAAGCAATTTATTGATGCTGAAACAATGAACTACCATTATAACAAACATTATAAAGGTTACGTAGATAAACTAAACGCCGCTCTTAAAAACAAAGATTATGGTGATTTAGAACTTGAAGAAATAGTTAAATCTATCAGTAGATTTAATAAAACTATAAGAAATAATGCAGGAGGAGCATTTAACCACGCATTATTTTGGAAAATGTTATCACCAAAAACTCAAACTCCAAATGGTGATGTAATCAAACAAATCAAAAAAGATTTTAATACATTTGCCAACTTCAAAAAAGAATTTGAAACTATTGCAAAAGATAGATTCGGTTCAGGATGGGTTTGGTTAGTCCTAACAAAAAGAAACACCTTAAAAATTGTATCTACCGCAAATCAAGACAATCCATTAATGAATGTAGTTGAAGATGGTGGATACCCAATTTTAGGATTAGATTTATGGGAACACGCCTACTACCTAAAATACAGAAACAAAAAAGATGACTACATTAAAAACTTTTGGAAATGTGTAAATTGGGAATTTGTTAACAAATTATACACAATGAGAGTGGATAATAAATTAAATGAAAGTGCTGAATTAAAATCTGTTATTTCTGAAGGTAAATCTGAAAGATGTAGTAGAGAAATGAATGAGGCGATTCGTATGGTATTCAACATCAATCCAAAAGTTAAAACAATCTTCAAAGACGGAATTAACAGAATGTTAAAAGAAGTTTTTCCCGACAACTATTATGGAAATAACGAATATGCCGAAGGTGAAGTTGCCGGAGTATATGATTTAGAAACTCAAGGTCGTTCAGTTTTAAATAAACTAAACACAAACTATAGTTGTTTTTGTGTTTTACTTAATGATGTTAATCAAGTTTTAATATCCAAACAATTACCTGAAATAAAAATGATTGGCCTAAAACCATTTGAACAAATAAGTGAAGTTCGAAAACTTGTTGACGTTTTAGACGAATACAAATTTAGAATATTCTCACAAAAATCATCCACATTCCAAAATCTTATGAAAGTTTTAACCCAAACTAATAGTTGGGGACAATCAAGAGAAGATAAAACTATTGAAATATTAAAAAAACAATTTGGTAATGATAACGTTAATGCTATCGGTAAACTTGGGAGTAAAGAAGATATGATTGGTGGTGTTGATTGTGAAGTAATTGTTGATGGTGTTAAAAAAACTGCACAAATTAAACCATTTACCGGTGAAAAAGAAATTAAAGATTCAATAATGATTTTAGGAACAGGAAATGTTAAACGATACTCAACGGATTGGTTAATTTTTACTCGTAATAATAAAGAAGTTTTGGTCTTTGACAATAAACATTCAAAAATAATGGACGGTCAGTTTATTTTCCCTAAAGAAGACCTGATTTATACATTAAGTTGATATTTATAAAATAAAAACGTTATGGCAATATTAACTGGTGCAACATACCAAACTGCAATTATACCGGAACCGGAAAGAACTAAATTATATACAAGAATTAAACACTTACTTGGTGCCCCATTAAGAAGTATTGAATTAGAAGACGAACAGATGGATAGTTTATTAGAATTATCTATTGGTGACTATTCACAATATATCCAAGATTGGTTAATTGAATCTCAATGGACTTCTTTATACAACTTAAATTTAGATACTGAATCATTATCAAGAGCATTCATCACTAAAAGTTTAGATTGGGAAACAAGATATACTTACGCATACTCTAAAATTGTTGGATTACAAGCCGGAGGTGATTGGGTATTAAAGAAAGATTTTGTTCAGTTAGTTCCAAACCAACAAATATATGAAATCCCTGCAAACCGAGAAATAAATGAAGTGTTATGGTTTACTCCATCAACATTAAACGGACTTCTATTTGACCCATGGACTTTTGGTGGTTTAGGTGGTGGTGGTTTTGGTGGACCGGGTGGTTTCGCTCAAATGGGTGCGTCAGGTTCATATTTTATGATGCCAGCATTTGATATGTTATTAAGAATGCAAGAGATTAATATCCAACGAAGAATTATCGCGGGGGATTTAACTTATACCATAACAGCATTACCTGAAGGTAAAAAAGCCCTTCACTTAATGAACACACCTGGTGGTAAATTTGACTTTGGTAATCAAGAAATGACAAGAGGTAAAGTATGGTATTGGTATTATGATGTTGGTCCTGCAGATAGAGATAATTGTTTAAAAAACAATCCGGATATTATTAAATTACCATCGGATGTTCCAATTGATTCAATGTCTTGGATTGATTTAAATAATCCTTCACAACAATTTGTTAGAAGATGGTTCACCGCTTATTGTAAAGAAACGTTATCGAGAGTTAGAGGTAAATTTAGTGGTAACATTAAAACACCTGATAGTGAGTTAACGATGGATTACGCCACTTTAGCAACTGAAGGTAAAGATGAGAAATCAAAACTTGAAGAAGAATTGAAATTAAGATTAGAAAGATTACGACCTGATAAAATGATGGAACGTGAAGCATTAATTGCGGAAAATTTAAACAAACAACTTAAATTCAGAGCAATGCCAAGACAAATTTATGTAATATAATTTATGAATACCGTAACTCAAAGATTAACAAGAAAAACAATTAACGATAGACGATTTTTAGGTAATACTTTAATCGAGATAGACACTACTGAAGAAACTGAATTAATACCAATGAAAAAAATTATTACCGAATCCGATTATAGAACAAATGGGGAAATTCTACTTGTAATTAAAGATGTTGAATCTTGTAATATAATATTAGATTCTAATACAACAGAACATATTATTATTAAAGCATTAACCAAAGTATTCATTAGACCAAGTTCTGGTAAAATTGATGAATACTATGATGAAATATTTATTGATTGGGGAGCTTGTGTTGAATTTTATATGTTAGAAAATAATTGGTACATCGTCTCATCAGATGGTTTAAAATTAGAATAAAAAAAGGTGTCGAATATGACACCTTTTTTGTTTTAATTAATAAACTCTTCCCATCCTTCAGACGCTAAGTCATAAATGTAATCAGGACTCATTCCTCGTTTTTCCCAATATTTAATCTCACCCTCACTAATATCTAACACATCCTCTTTTAATCTATCTTGGTCACCTTCTTTAAATGGAACACCATTTATAAGTTCAGATTGTTCTTTAGTGAAAAACCCTCTATCTTCAGGATTAACAACAATTAATTGTTCTCTAACTTCTTCTTTAAACACAACCAATAACGGACCAATTCGTTTATTAAATGTTGAGATGGCTCTCTCCACATTATAATCACCTCTCATATCCGGATTGTTTTCAATTTCAGTTTGGTCTAACATATAACAATTTAATTGTATCGCCGAATCAGTATTATCAGCATTTACAAGTCTATATGCAACATCCGTTGGAACACCATTCATCGCTTCTTTCATTGGCTCGTCAGAACGAACCCAATTATCGTCAGACCAAGATTTTTCCCAACCATTTTTTAATAAAAACTTTTCTTTTTCTTTATAATGTGTGGAATCATATGATGAAAAATATAATTCTATTTGTTTTTCAGACCAACCTTTTTTAGGTTTATTCACTTTTTGAACATCTCCGTGAGACGCTTTAATACCATTATTAACATAACTAATAACATCACCTAACGAAACTTTTAAATCGTGTTTAATCGCCAATTCCATATGAGCCATTCTACTCATTAAGGAACCCGCCTTAGTTTTCATACCACATCTTTTTTTATAGTCATCAATAGATAACTTAACCTTAGCTCTCTGAGCAATCTTCATAAGAGGAATATCTTTATCATAGATTTTTTGTAGGTATTCATAATACCATTCAATAAATTCTTGACCTTTACCTTCCAATAATAATTTTACACCTTTATCTAAAAAGTCCTCAATATATAGTGGAAGTTTTTTAGATTTAATAGTATTACCGGTAAGTTTAATTTTACCACTCGCCTCCATAACCGCATAGTTCTTACGAGCCAAATTAATACAAGATGGCCAAGTACCATCGGTATCCAACGCCATCTCACCTCTCATAAACATATCGTTAAATTCCGCAACGTCGGCATCATCTCCGGTATATTCTTCACCTTCTTTAACTTTCCAATTCAAACCTTTACCAATGTAACGTCTATTCTCCCATCCTTCAGGTTTAGAGAAATTGACACCATCGGTATCCATTACTAGTGGTGTATATCCTTTCTTCATAAAGAACTTAATCATCTGACGGAGATATTGTCTTCCGGTGCAAGTAATCTGTTCACCCATAAACATATCCCCCCATTCATAAACGTGTGGTGCGGATAACGCCCCAAACATCGAGTTAATGAATATCTTAATCGGTAATTGTTTTCGGTCATATGATAAGGACTTTTTACGGTCAGTTTCATAGAACTCACCCGCCAAGTTTTTATACATAATACGAGCATTACGGAAGTAAGCTAACATACCTTTCATTCCCCCCATAACATCACACTCGGGAAACACATCGTGAACCAACTGAATAGATGGGTATAGAGACGAGTAGTCAAGTTTAAGTACATTGGTAGAGTAACCAACTTTAAGTAGTCGTGAAAGTCCTCCTACGAAGTCGGTCTTATCTTCTTTTTGAGGTATTGCAAGTTTATTCTTATATGACCAAGCTAACATAATCATTCTCCATAATGTGGCAGTTCCCATCGTGGAAACTCTTTCATATGTTGTTGGTACCATTGACGCTAATAGAAACGTTCCTTGGTTGAATTCATCATCCACTGTCAGCGTTTCCTCCAAGTCATCGTCAAGATATCTCTCTACAATGTTATCACCTGTTACCTTTAAGTATTTACCCGGAAATCTTGTGTCCAAATTATCAAAGGCGGGATTATCCGCTTTCTTGTATTTTCCATTCTCAACATTTAACCAATACTCCTCTTTTTTAGCATACATCGGACCAATATCTAAATGGTCAATATAAACTCGGTCAGGAGCTTCAGCTTTAATATATTGAGTAATGTACTTTAACCCTGCAGATTTAATACTTGAGTTGATTGCTTGTGCTCTACGAACAGAGTGAATAATATCAATGATATTATAACCCCATAATTGAGTTTGAGAATATCTCTCAACCTCATTCGCAAGTTTTAACATACCATCTTTTTGCCCGATAGGTCTTGCAGGATTTAAAGATTTTGCAATCTTTTTGATGTCCAAGTTAAGTGCTTTACATCTTTCAAATATCCAAAACCAGTCGAAGTTTGCTGAGTTGTATCCACCAATGATTGAAGGTTTAAGTTCATCAATAATTTTGAAGAATTCTACCAACCCTCTACGTTCTTGGTCTTCATCAGCACACTCAATAACTTTTTGGTATCCTTTATTAGTTTTGATTCCAATCATAAATATACGACCATCTTTAGGTTCTAAAGCAGTCGTCTCCAAGTCAAATCCGAGTCTAGTTATGTCGTTATACTCTTCATATCCTTTGAATAATCTTTTCTCTCTTGAAATAAGGAATTGTTCTACCGGTGGAAGTACCGTTAATTTACCTTTTGTTTTTTCACCCCATGGGTCTACACCACCATCTCTAAAGAATTGAATAAGTGAACGATACCCTTTCATTGACTTAACCATAAACTTAAGACCTTTTTCTAATCTCTCATTACCTTTGGTTTCTAATTTATCAATGATAATACCATGTTTCTTCATCGCCTCTTTTTGTTGGTCTTTAGATTTTGAATAAAAATTCAAATCTCTTAAGTCCCCAACCCAAGCAAATGCCGTAAATGTGTCTTTTTTGATTATCTTTCCCTGACCAGGGATTTCTTTAATTTTGTAGATAGCATCCGATGCGTAATCATACTCGATTGCAACGATGTGCTCTTCAGGGTCATTCCCCTCAAGGAATGCTTTAATTTCTTCTTGTGTTACCATTTTATATTTTTTAGAATGACATATTCGCTCCGATTTTAAATCAGGTTTGTCTTGTTTCTATAAATATAAAAGATAATAATTAATAAATCAATTTTAGATTAATGACATGGAAGTAAATTATTAAAATTAACAATTCCGGTGATTATAGAATTAAAAACGGTAATTACTTGATATCCGTTTACTTGAGTAACATAACTACCATCATTAATCAATGAAATTGTTTGTCCATTAGGGTCACTATAAATTGTTCCACCTATTTGTAATGGGGTGTACATATAATAATTCTCACCACCAATAATATAAAAAGGAGGGGCTAATACATAATCTTCAACAATACATTTAATTAGTTGAGGTCCGTCAGCAATAAAATCAATAAATAAATGACCAATATCATCATAAATACCTGAACCCATATTAACTTCAGATAATACAGGAACTGTTGTGGTTGTGGTTGTAGTATGATTAATTGTGGTAGTAGTTGTAGTACAAGGACAACATTCTGTAGTTGTTGTTGTAGTATAAGGTCCATTAATACAACAAGGAAATTCTGACACGTAACAACTATCATAAACTAAATCATCCGCAATAAACGAATCTTGAACATTAATAAATAATTCTTCACGTATTGGTAATATAAGAACACCATCAGAATTTCTTAACATAAACTGACCGGCATATCTACCAACTCTATTAGTATCTCTTGGAGTAAATTGATAGTAAATGTAATATTCAGGACCGGAGTTTAAATCAACAAAAGTTTTTTCAACAAACCCTGCGGGTCTTGAACTTATTTTTGGAATACCGGTTTCTACGTCAACCATTGAGAAGAAAATGGCCGATTCTTCAATCATATCCATAAACTTATTATAGTCACTTCTTCCGTCTTTAACCACTTGTAACTTTAGTACCGGTAAGGTTGCGTTTTTCTTTATAAAAAAATCCATCTATTGTTTTTATTTATAAATACTTTGCTTTCCAAAAATAAACAAATTAACTTTCTTTTCTTAACGAACCATCATAATGGTCAAATCTATCATGTTCTGTTGGAGTTAATAATAATAACCCAGGTTTAATATTTCCCATAACAGTTTCTTGATAAACATAAGACATTAAAGTTTGCTCAAAAGGGTGAGCCCATTTAGTTTCTAAAAAACATTTATAGTTTCCTTCTCTACTTACAACAATAGGCCAATTACATACATAAACTTCACCTGTCACGTATGGTAATCCATCGTAAGATTTAATATTTTCAAATTTTGTTTTAGGTGAATTAGGTTCTAACCCATGTTCAGGTAATCTCGGATTATCGGGCCAATGTCTTTGTCTAAAATCTTGTGGAACATTATACCAACTCCATTGAGTACCATTATCACCAAAAAATTCAGTAAAATTAAGTTTTAAAAAATCAAAATTTTCTTTTTTTACTATTTCTAAAGATTTTTTATATAAATTGGATACCCATCTGTTAAACCCATTTTTACATGTTTCATTTTTGTTAGGATAAAATGCCATATCATCTTCAAACCAAAAATAATAATCGTGATTTGTTTTATCAAAGTGGTCAGCAACAAAGATACGTCCACCAACTATACCGATATTATCTTTCTTAATATGTTCAAACCCATATTGTTCACATAACTCAACATATCTTGGAGTTGTTGATAAATCGGTCGAATTATTTAATAAATATTTTTTAGGTTTTTCAACAAAATCTTTATCATAATCCAACATAGATTGAATTAACACTTCAAATTGTTTTGGAGAATTAAAAGTTATCACATATAAACCAACATTATCTGTATTGATTTGAGGTTTATTATTTTGTACAAAATCTTTTGTATATTTTTTTAACTCTTCAAAGAAAGGCCAAACTAAACCATTACCCTCAATTTCAAATCTATATATTAAATCTTTATGTTTATAAGAAAGTATTGTAAATAAACATTCATCGGCACCCATTAACCCTTCTTTTAACGTATCGTGCATTACTGAATAATAATAGTCATTCATTTGGTGAATGTTATTTTTACTCCCACCAAAAAAACCGCCTCGACACACATAACTAACGTAATCGGTATTACAGTAACGAGCCATAGCTTTTCTTTCAAATCCATGAATCTCTTCATTACCATCATAAGGATATGATATTTGAATAAATTTATTATTGTTGAAACGAACATAATTTTCCAAATTATCCAAAACATTGTCATGACTGAAATAACCTTTATTAACGGTGTTAGTTAATCCACCATCAACCCAAAAGAAATAATCACTATTAAACGGATTTATAATTGCGGAGTCATTTAACATAAAAAATTTAGTAAACATCATTGGATTATAATATTTTAATTCAGCTTGGGGAGATTCGGATAACCATCCCGCAAAATTTCTCCAATTATCTTGTGACCTAATTTTTTCAATATCGTCAAAAAAAGGATTCCAAGATTCAAAATCCTCAACATTTTTAATAAAAATTTTAGTAGGTTTATTACCTCTAATTTTTAATACTTCATCTTCTAATTCTTGGGGAATCCAAATACACATTTGAGCATTTGTCTCTAACATTTCAAAAAACTTTGTCTTGTAATTTGAAAAATCTCTCTTACCCCACCCATCAAGATTACCGCGACCTAAATCCCAAAGACCGGTAACTATTGTCACATTACTATTCATATTATTTTTTTCTAATTATACTGGTATAACTCCATTCAGGTTTAAGTTTAAAAATTTCACACGATTCAATATTTTTTTCAAGATAATCACATTCTTCATCTGTCATATAATCTGAAACTATTTTACCTGTTTTATTAAACATTTCTAACATATCAAGTGTTATCGTATTTTTTTCAGATTTCCATATTGAATTAACATCATTCTTTACACTAACACTTGTATGTAAATCCTCTAATATGTATATACCACCACTTTTTATACTTTTAAATAATTTAGCAAAAACAACTTGTTGGTCTTTCATTGCATGACTTCCATCGTCAATAAATAAATCTATATCCACATTATCATTTGAAAACTCGATTAAAGTATTACCAACATTAACATTAAATTCTAATAATTTAACTCGATTAAAATCATCAATATTAGCTCTATTCATTTCAAAATCAATACCTATTATTTCCGCATTAGTGAAAAATTCTCTCCATATGTTAATTGATTGTCCTTCATGAACACCTAATTCAACAACTTTTTTTGCAGATTCTTTGATTTTATCAAATTCAAGTTGATAAACTTTATCAAAAAAATCATGTCCATAATGTTTATCTGTCGTATATTTTTCAGCTAAACCACTTAATTTTGAATAATCATAATTTTCATTTATATTAAAAATTTCATTATGAATCTTATCTATAGTTCTATTTTTAATACTACCATACGCATACGCATGAAAAATAAAATTATTATCGTTATATTGTTTCCAATTAAAACTTCTATTTGAAATAATTTTCATTTTACTAACGTACTCACCTCTATCTTTATATAAATGAGTTAATGCGGTTTGGTCCATCCATAATCTATTAGAATAAAATCCTTCATGATTTAAATCATGTTCACCAACTTCAGGTCTTAATTCACAATCAATAGGTTTTAAGTTTTTACAACAAAGAGCCCAATCATTAAGAAATTTTTTACCCCATTCATTATTTTTTATTAAAAATACTCCGGCGTTCATTAAACTATGAGTACTTTCATCTAATGAGGCGATAAAATAATAATCTTTATCAATAAATTCTTCAATTCTAATATTAAAATCTGATACTATAGCATCCGTATCTAAAAATAGTATATATTCAGGGTCAAAATTTTCAATAACGTCTAATATTAACTTTGGTTTGTACCAAGTAGGTGCCGCACCATTTATGTAATCCGTTATTGTTTGATTTGATTTTTCACAAAAATATCCATATCCATTTTCATCACAATATTTTTTATTTATTTTTTCAGCAAATGGTCCATGAGTTAAATTACTTGTGTAATATTGTGCGATGTAAATTTTTTTAATTTTATTTGTTTTTAAAATTCTAATAATTAATCCTTTTTCGTCCGGTTGGATATATTGCGCTTGAGTGTATTCTTTAAAATTCACATCATTTAAAATTTCATATTCATAATTTAAATTTTTAATCATTTTTAAAATAATATTATAGGTATTTTCATTAATAATAACACCATCATTTAAACTAAAAAAGATATTAATTTCACCGTCTTTTACTATTGTTTTAAGTAAATTATTAAATGTGTTTTCAATTTTTAGGTCATGGGGATTTTTAAAATTAAAAACACATAGATTTTGTATAACTTCATCACCATATGTTATTGTTCTATCATATATATCAGATATACTTCTAGCGTAACCACCATAGTATTCCCAATTATTGTTATCTCGGTCTAACCCATACCAGGCACCTGTCTTACCTTCTGTACCGCTAACTCTATTAGTATTTAATTCAATACCTGAAGACCATTCATAATTTAGAATAACTTTTCTATTAGATTTTAAATTATTATAGTAATTACTAATAATAAAATCACAATAATACATTCGTTTACCTGTTGAATAATGAATTGTTAAATTTTTTTCACCTAAATTATAAAAAGCAGACATGGTATCAATTGTATGAAATTTAACTTCAGGTATTTTTGAAAAGTGTTGCATTAATGTAGCATCTTCCAAATGATTAGTTTCGTCATGTATATTTAAAATTTCTTCACATATTTTTTTACTGAAGAACATTCCTCCACCACCACCTTGTCCGGACCATATAATGTCTTTATCAATAATTTCATTAAAATATTTCTCTAAAACAAATGAATTAACATAGGTGCCATCGTCAACTCTTAAAATATAATCAAATTCTCTATTTTTTAATAACCATGTTATGGCTCCTTGAAGTTTTTTAACCATATTAGATGGTTTTTTTTGATGATGTAAATAATAATAGTCATATGTATCGGTTTCGGTTAGATGTAAAATTTGATTTTTTTCATCAAAAGATACTTCCGGATTGTCTCCATCAAAAAAAATAACTTCAATATTTTTATCTTTTAATTTAGATACCCAAGTATCCATACATGGTAATTTTCTAGTTAAATCAGCTCTATCTGATTGTATTGGGTCAAATGGTATATATGACTTTTCACTCATATATTTTTTTGAAGTGTATGCCAGAACGATTAATTTCATTTTTTATAATATTTTTTTATAATTTGATATGGATTAGTATTTAAATTTTTAATGTTTAAATCATTATAATATTTTGATATGTGGTTATCATATAAAATAGATTCGTTATCGTTTAATAATTCAATTTTATGGCCATTTATTTTATTTATTTTAATTAGATAATTAACTATATCAATAACTTTAATTTTATTATCTAACGTAATATTAAGTTTACCATTTATTTTTTCATTAATTAAAAAATTAACAATTTTTGGTAAATCATCAACATCAATTAAATCTCTATATGTACCATTTTTTACTTGTATAATATCATTATTTAATAAAGAGTTATACATAAATGGTAATAATTGTTTTTTGTTTTTTGTGTTACCAACAACATTAGGTAATCTTAATATTAAAAAATTAGTTGAGTTATTTTCAATATATGATTCCATAAATAATTTATGTTTAACATAGTTGGTATAATCGTACCTTAACACACTTAATGTACTAAAATATACTATAATGTTATTTTTATTTTTTATTAAAACTTGTTTTAATAAATCATATTCTTTTTTATATTTTAAAATATCGTTTTCTGTTGAATCGGCAACCCCGGAAGCAAAAACACACACAGATTTAAAATTATAAGTTTTAAAAGATTCTGCAATCATTCCATTCCCTATAATTTTCATATTATAAATTACCAGTTATCCTATCACACCACCCTTTTGATGTACTATATGGCCATACAACCCAATATTTTGGTTTTGATGTTGTTTGGAAATCTCTCCAAACTTTACAATATCCATCAGGGTCTCTCATCATATTATTAATCTCGTTAATGTCAGCGTCTTTTCTATAAAGAGTTTCGTCTTTATCATCGTGGAACGCAACAACCCAAAATTCATAATCTTTTTCCGGTACTTGTTTAAATGATATATCAATACAATGTTTGAAAATACTTGCAAAACTAGATAACCATTCTTCTTCTGTTTCGTAAATTGTCGGATTTGGTGCGTATTTTTTATCTAAAGTATATTGTTGAACAGCTCTATTTGAAAATTTAAGACCTGAATAAATTTCATAATCTTTTAATGTTCTTTCAGTTCCAAATCCGTACTTACTAAAATCCAATGTAATTTCCTCACCATCCATTCCAAAAAGTTGTCTATTCTTTTTGTGAGACAACTCATTCTTTTTACCCCACTCTTTATCGTCATCCCATTGTTTTACCCTACCTTTACGAGTGTATTCGTGCCAAATAACAGTTTTGTGTGGGTGGAATAAATCATATCCGTGAGTGAACGCTCTAACGGCAATAGAAATTTCTTCACCATGAAAATAAAATTCAGGGTCATGTTGAACCTCAACACTAAATTGACCAACTGTGAAGGCCATATGTGCTGAATAAAAACGAGAGGTAATTGGTTGTTTAAGTTTTTCCCAACCAGGAATTGTTTCAGGTAAGAAGAATACCGCACCTTCAGGGATGAATCTATCAAACACCATTCTCCATGGTTCTTTAACTCTACCTGCCGGGTCATTGTCCGGGTCAAATGAAGAAACATATCCTGTTAATAAAGGTTTCTCAAAACCTTTCTTTTGAAGTTGTTTAACCATTTTGATTAAGGTATCGTCCCAATCCTTTTCAAATCTCATATGAGAATCTATTTGAAGAGTATATTCCTCACCATCATATAATTGTTGTACTTGATTCCTTGCCCAACAAACACCTTTAGCTTCAGAATATAAAACATCCTTAACTCTAAATCTTTTGTCTCCACTAAATTTTTCTAAATTATCAAACCCGTCTTCAGGATGATATTGACGACATATACCTATTCTTAAGTTTTTAGGTCTTTTGGCATTTTCCAACATACTGTCTAATGTTGGGATAAGTTGGGGGTCACGATAGGCGGCTATCTGTACAAATATCTTCATATATCTCTTATTTTACTCAAAAGATAATAATTAGAAATTAAATATAAATAATTTTATTTAATTATTATGGTGGTGATGGAGGAACTAGTTTATTATGTGTTAATATTCCATCGGCGAAATATAAGTTACTATTATCAACATCAATATTATAAACTAAAGTCTCATCAGTACTAATATCAATACTAATTATTAAAACTTCATTACCATCTATATCCATATAATAATCACCCGTATTAATATCTGTTGTTTCTTTAATATACCAAACACCCTCTTGTTTAACTACGTGTTCGTGAGATGAACTACAAATTAATAATCCGTTATTAATATCATAAATTGAATTACTATTAAATGACCTTGTGTCTAATACGGTTACAGTCGTACTTGAATAGTCTAAAGTTGTACTACTCCAAGTTGACCATTGAGATTCATCATTTGGCATTCCATCAACAACAACTGATAATAATTGGTCACCAACTTGTATTTCCTCAATAGGTTTTTGAGTATTATCCGACATTGTAATTAAAGTTCCCGGTAACAAACAACCTGGACACGTTGTACAAACCTGTGTAAATACTCCAAAATTCCATCGTCTTCTAATCGTACCATCACCGTAATAACCATCTAATGATGAAATAACTCCTGTACAACCTCCTAATCCATCACCTTCGTAAATTACTGTTGCGGAACATATATCACAATTGTCCATACAAACATCAACTTCAAGAGGCACACCACTACAAACCCCACCTGCTGTTGTACTATAATATAATATCACATTACATAATGGTGGTAATGTGGTAGGGGTTAAAGTTGGTGTTGGGGTTGGTGTTGGTATTGGAATACAACCACCCGCTTCACTAATAAAACTACTAATTGGTGACGGTATAGTCGGCGAATCGTTTTGATAGTAAATTAAGAAAATAAATTCAGTATTATCAGCACAAAACACATCTGTAAATATACCCGGAGAAATAAATGACTCTTGTTGTGAGTTACCAAAACAATCTGTATAATTAGCGAATAACGTACCATCTAACGCAGGGTTTGAATTACCATACGCGTCAGCTAAATCGCCTGAACTTATTGTTACATCATAAGCAGAACAAGTTAATGGTATAGACGTTGATGTTGGTGTTGGTGTTAATGTAGGAGTAGAAGTTAGTGTAGGCGTATTTGTTGGAGTTAATGTTGGCGTAGATGTTAATGTAGGCGTATTTGTTGGAGTTAATGTTGGCGTAGATGTTAATGTAGGCGTATTTGTTGGAGTTAATGTTGGCGTAGATGTTAATGTAGGCGTATTTGTTGGAGTTAATGTTGGCGTAGAAGTTCTTGTAGGTGTA